AAGGCACTCCAATCTGTCCTATGTGCAACAGGGAGTTCTCACAGATGAGATGCGAGGGGTGTGGGGAATGAGATTCATGAAGTTCAATCCTAATGAGCAGTCCCTCATAGACAGAGGCCCTGAAGCTCATACAGAAGAGCTTGAGCAGTCGTATCATGGTAGTACATATGCTTGGTCACCGGGCATGGACAAGAAGCTCAGAATGAGTAAATCATCTCTAGGCTCATTCCTGTGGTGTCCATTCAAGTACAAGGCTAGCTACATATATGGCCTCAACGAGGAGGAAACTGAAGATATGGTCAGAGGTACCAACGTCCATTCCATAGTGGAGTACTTCTGGGACAATGTGACTGACGTCAAACAGGAAGCAGTGGAGCTATTGCAGAAGGGAGAGGAGAGAGAGGCTAAGAAGCTATTGAAGAAGGTGATACCTGACCCTCCGATGCCCTACTTGCTAGGGGAGGAAGCGGTGATAGACCAATGGTTCGAGTGGCAGTGGAACAGATTCAATGTAACTGAGGGATTCAACTGGGAGGCAATAGGCAATGAGGTTTCGGCCCATGCCTGCATAGACGTTAGTGTCGATGGGGAAACATACCCGGTTCACTTACGTGGCTTCATAGACACGGTCTTCTCCGATGGGAATGGAGGCTTCGTTCTCATGGAGCTCAAGACGGGCAAGTGGAATCAGAGGAAGGCCAAGAGCATGAGGGAGGAAATGCAATTCTATCGGCTCATGCTAGAGGAAGGTAACTACACGAAGTACCTACCAGTATCAGCATGGGCTTGGGAATTTCCAAGAGGATGGGCAAATGGCGGCCTCAAAGCGGAATGGGAGATTGAGAATACCAACACTAGGAAAACCAGCTATGCCCCTAAAACAGTATCCAAGAACATAGAGAAGCTCGTTAGAGCACACATTAACGATTCATTTGAGCCCGCTCCTAAGGAGTGGAGAGGGCCAGATGGAGAGACTCTGTCTAGTTGCCAGATGTGCAGCTTCATGGAGATATGCCCTGCTTGGAGCATGGATGCGGAAATGGAGGAAAGAGAATGAAGAGAGAAGACATGATACAGAAGCTGAATAGAGTAAGAATCGCCTTGGAGGATTACGTCAGGACTGACAACGATAGCATAGAAGTGAATGTGAGGTATGGTCTGATAGACCCAAAGATGTACACTATCAGACTCACTGAGCAAATGACGATGGACGCTTACATTGATAATAACGAGCAGGACATCCCAACGTCATTTCCAGTGTTGGATGTGATTGTACACAAAGGGGCCTTCAACAGGAGGAAGGATTGGGAGCTAGTCTATACACCAGAGGTTCTGGCTATGGAGATTTATGACGCTGCTCGAAAGCTACCTAACTACGAAATCAGGTGATTCGTTGACTTTTATCGAGTTGGACTTTCCGAGGGAGGTCCTTGAGATTAGCGAGGGAGGCGTCAGTGGCGGTCGCTGGATAGTCAACAATTGGGATGAGCTTGAGAAATACTGGAAGAACAAGAACGGGCGGGGTGATGCATACTTCACCGCATATGGCTTCAGACAGACTCAACCTCCAAAGCACCACAGAGCGGCACATAACAGCGCCATAGTGAGGCACTTCGTGATGGACTTCGACTGCAAGGACTTCAAGCAGAACGGAGCGCCTGTTGAGTTCTCCTTCATGCAAGAGCAAGTCAGAAGGCTACACGAACACCTCCTTGTCAATGACTACTTGCATTACATCTGGTTCAGCGGAGGCGGTTTTCACATCTGGATTCCCATCTCAGAAGTGCATCTGCCCACAGATGGTATAGACGTCACTAGAATAAAGAGGGCAGGCAGGGAATTGATGACCAAGTGGTACAACCTGTTGAACCTATCATGTAATGACCCCACAGTCGCATTCGATGTGGCCGGTATGATAAGAATACCAAACTCCTACAACTACAGGAGAGGCTGTTGGAGCACCCCTCTGACGTCAGAAGAGATAATGAGTCTCAATGAAGATGACTTGTATGATTTGTCTCAAGACTACCGAGGTGGCTACATAGCGCATGGTAGCTCCAAAATAGAGTTAAAACTCCCGGAAAGGACAAAGGGCGCGTTCTACATAAGGAGAGGAAAGGTATCTGATTTGCCTGACGTGTCATTGGGTAACATGATTGTGTTACCTTGTATAGCTCAAGCCGCCCTAGGGGCAGGCAATCCCCCACATAGAGCTAGGTATCACTTGGCCTCTTACTTAGCTGATAGACTTAGGTGGTTCTTACCATTCGACGCTGTCAATGAGAAAGAGCTTAACAGTCACACTGAACGTATTGTGGGAATATGCTCCGAACAAGGTTGGGCTGATTACAATCAGGATATAACCAGAACTCAAGTTGAGAGTATAGTACATAAGGGATATCCGCATGCAAGATGCGCTACACTGATACAAGAGGGGTTCTGTGTAGGCAAGTGTAGATTTCATGATGGGACTGGAGATGAACTGTTTGACCAAATGTAGAGATTGTGGAACAAAGTTGAGAAGTAGGAATATTAGAAGGAGGAGACTGAATGGGTATGTGTCTAGACAGCTATGCCAACACTGCTTCAATCACCCGAAGGAGAAGGATAGGTGCGAAACAATCAAATCCAACGGGGAGAGATGCAAAATGAGGAAGAAGGAAAACATGATGTGGTGCACATATCATGTCCCTAAGGAAGAGGAGAACGATGGAGTTACACATAGATAGCAATGAGAGAGGAAAACTTTGCGACGCTGTCATTCGTAAGGCAAACAGCGCTGGTTTGATTGTGGAGAGGAAGACTCTAGTGGTAGGGGACTACTTGCTAGGCGGAGCTTGTGTAGAGGCAAAGAGCATCGGGGACCTCCTGCATTCATGTGATAGCGGTCACCTGTGGAAGCAGTTGGATAACATGGATGCTAACTACGAGAGGTTCTTCCTTCTGATACATGGCACTATCGCTGAATACGTCAAACACCAGAAGAAGCCCTACAGCGCCGTCCAAAGCAAGATGATTGGATTGGTAGGCAGAATCATGGCGGACTTCGACTGTCAGGTGTTCTACACCCCTCACACCAGTGAGGCTGCTCTCTTCATAATCAAACTGCATAACAAGCTACACAAACCAGCTTCCAGACACGGAGCACAAGCAATAAGGAGAGTCAGCACGAACGACGTCAGGAAAGACGTACTGCTAGCTATACCGGGGGTAGGCCCCACTATGGCTGACCGCCTGCTCAAGGAGTGCGGCTCGATAGAGGAGATGCTCTACATGGAATCGCTGAAGAAAGTGAAGGGCTTAGGGGACAAGATAGCTAAGAGGATAATATCAGTTCTAACTAGTGAGGGAGTCATCCACATAGAGAGAAATGTAATGAAAAGAAGATGACTATATAAACAAGGTATGGAGGAAAAAATATGGAGTTGGTAACCTGAAGAACGCGAGCGAGTATGAAGCAGTGAAGAATTATCCTGTGTTCGATGGATACATCAAACACTTCGGAAACGTATCGATGGACAATGACATACCAGCTATGCTATCTTTCTTCTTCGTCCAAGGTCAATTGGCAGTACCATATGTGAGAATACCATGGGGAGCCAGTCACTTGGACCCTAGAGTACACTCCTTCTGGATTCAATCCAGTAGGACTGGCAAGTCAATCGCTTGGGAGTTCGTAGGGGACATACTGAACTCGGTTGGCATACCTACCGATTTGTACACCACAGGCACGGATGCAGGCCTCATAGGCGGATTCGAGGAAATTACTGATGGGGAAGGCAACAAGGAGCAGATTCTCAAAGAGGGTTTCCTCAATGGGCGCAAGGCCTTGAACTTCGATGAGGGGTCAATCATCCTGAATCCGAACAAGCACAGCTCAGAGACTGTCCTCTACCTACAGTCGGCATGCAACCCAGTGGGTAGCAACAACAACGTTCTCGTGAAACACACCAAAGCTGGGAGAATAGAGACTGAATCCCTAGTATCACTGTGGATTACCACATACCCACCTGCTGGTGTCAAGGAGTATGTTCTGACAAAGGGTATCTTCCAGCGAGTCCTTCTGTATTGGTCTCACTGGGACATGAGTCGTAGGAAGAACGTAAGCGAGCTGAGAGCTGAGATGGCCTACAAGAAGATACCCAAGATGGAAGTGACGTATGATGACTTGGTCGACTACTTCACCACACTGGAGAAGAAGCTCAAGAACAGGGTGCTGGAGATTACAGAGTGCTCGGTGCTTGAATGGGACACGAAGTCTAGGTCAGAGCAAGAGGAACTGCTTCAAGACACCATGCAGGACATGTACACTGCTGACCCATACACGTTCCTACCATCCTTACTATCCGCCATAGATGAGTACTACCAACTTATGGACGGACTAGGTCCGGGCATCAGCGATGTAGTATCGTCATTCATCCCGGCGATGGAGAACTACACTGTCATATTCGCTACACACATAGCCATGCTCGATGACAAGTGGCAAGTCGATGGCAACCACGTCAGAATGGCCACTGAGATTCTCTATGACTTGTTCCGCAATCTGATATCTTGGCTTGAGGGAGAGGTCGAGATAGGACCTAAGGTCAGCGAGAGAGCCACTCAGAGAAACAAGTGGATTGTGGCAATGCAAGCCACTGTGCCATACGAGCTAGGTAACAGGGGAGAGGGATGGCATAGCAAGGCCGATGTCATAAAGGCGTACATGTCCCAGACTGGAATCACCAGAGGAACCGCGTACCAGCACTTCGACAAGTGGGCTAAGTCAATCTTCAACGAGAGCAAAGACGGTACCAAGGGATACCTGAGGCTTAGGGAGGAATTAAAGAATGTCACTTAAAAGGAAGGTATGCTGGGAGTGCAAGGGGAGGCAGTACGTGTACAAGCAGAACTCAGATGGCAGTTTCTCCTGTGAGGCATGTATTTGCCTAGCTTACCCTGAGGAGATGATTACGGATGAGCAATGACATAATGGCACTAGACATAGAGACGAGCAACTACTCATGGGAGATAGGTGGTTGGGACAACAAGGCTTTGTTCGACACATCAGTGGTAGCCACATGGGATGGCAAGGACGGGCACATCTTCACTAAAGCGGATGTTCATCTAGATGGAGCTGAGACCCATGACTTACACCCACGAACTCTAGGCGACCACATCACTGCTCACATAGAGAAGGGCGGTAGGATACTAGGTCACAATATAATCAGCTTCGACTTACCAGTGCTCAGGGAGTCCTTGGACTGCTGGGCGGCAGGCGATGTGATGCAGAAGTCGGACAGCATCATAGACACCAAACTACTCTTCCAGAAGTCATCCTTGCCTTATGGCAAGTTGGAGACGTCATTACAGTCATTAGTATCACACACGCTTGGTAAGAGCAAAAGCATGAGCAGTGTCGATGCGCCTAGAGGATGGCGCGATGGTAAGTACGAGGAGGTGTGCGACTACTGCTTGAAAGACGCGCAACTCACGTACGACATATACGCATATGCGAAGGAGCATGGCGTCTTGAAGTCGAGGTCTTTCGAGACCGGTGACATAGTAGAGGTTGAGTTGGAATGGTAACACAGGAAGAATTTGAAAAAACGAAGAGAGAATTGATACAGCATCAAATTGCCTTTGACATAATATACAGAATGGTCACTGGCGGAAGCAACCTGCATGATATAAGCAGGGCTGTATCCAAATTGAAGGTGCGAGTGGGATATCCTTTTGGCGGAGATGAGGAAGAATGAGTGACACCAAGACAGAGATGACGCTCAGGACCAACATAGAGGCAGCTAGAGTTATAGTCAACACAGTCAAGACAACTCTAGGCCCGCTAGGCAGGGACAAGCTCCTAGTGGATGCAGGTGGCAATACAATCGTCACCAACGATGGGGCGACGATACTACGAGAGTTGGATGTCAGTCACCCAGCAGCCAAGATGATTATCGAATGCGCTAAGACGCAGGAGGCCGAGTGCTACGATGGCACGACCTCGTCCGTCATAGTCGCTGGTCAACTTCTCGCCAATAGTGAGGGGTTGCTGAACAAGGGGCTTCACCCTAATCTAGTGTGCATGGGATACCATGACGCAGCTAGGCTAGCCATAGAGAGGCTCAACGAGCTTGGTAGGCAACCCATGGACATGGATGACTCCCTTAGCGCTGTAGTCAAGACAGCGATAACAGGGAAGACCCTAGCTGCAGATATGAACCATGTGACTCTCCTAGTTAAGGAGTCACTGGATGGCACAACCAAGAAGCCTAGAGTCATATGCCTGCCGGGAGGAGGGCTGTCAGACTCCGAGCTCATTCAGGGAGTCGTGGTGAACAAGACGACCGTCTTACCATTGGAGAGTGACTACAGGGAGCCTACTGAGGCGAACGTCATACTACTAAACTCCGGCATGGAGCCTGCAAAGACTGACGACAACGTCCAAGTGCAACTGGATATGAAGGGGTACTCACAGCTCAAGTCATCAGCCAACAACGATGTTCTACAGTCAGCCAAGCAGATAATAGAGGTCTTAGGTGGTAAAGGTATGGTCTTCGTCAGAGATGGTGTGTCGGACTCAGCAGTGGCTTACTTGAAGAAGCACAACGTCAATGTGGTTAGAAGGATACCAGAGAGCGTAATTCAATCGCTGTCCGCATCCTTGGGAGTCCCTGTGCACCACTCGCCCTCCGAGGGTATGAGCTCAGTACAGACTCTCATACAGGAGAAGGAGATTGACGATGTCAAGTATCTGTTCGTAGAGGGGGATAGCCCAGAGGTAAACACATTGGTCCTCAGGGGGTCAACCAGAACCACTCTCGATGAGACTGAGAGGGGATTCGATGACGCTCTAGGGGTAGCGGCTCTCCTGAAGGAAGGCGGGGACTACGTATGGGGCGGAGGCTCCACCTACGCGGCTCTTGCCTATCACCTGAGGACAGAGGCGGCAAGCGTCAGTGGACGCAAGCAGATGGCCATAGAGGCATTCGCTGATGCCTTGGAGATAATACCAGCCACTCTTGCTGAGAACAGCGGACATGACCCACTGGATTGCATACTCGGAATGAGGAAGCACCTGTATGACGACCCCCTCATGGAGAGCAAGGCCATGGGGCCAAACGTTGAGGAAGGCGGACTGACCGATATGGCTGTGCTGAGTGTGGTTGAGCCCATGAAGCTAGTCAGGCAAGCTATACTAAGCGCAACAGAGGTCACAACGGCCATGCTGAAGATTGACGACATGGTGGCTAAGAGGGCAGAGTGATGGGGCGGTTGATGGACCGCCTCAAGGTACGTTGCCGGAACTGCGACCACTTGCATGTACCACGACCGCTATCAGCGAAGTACCACGATGGGGAGGGTGGTAGAATACAGCTCTGGCAGTGTAGGGAGTGTGGCCACTTCTGGCAGGATTCAGTATTCAAGTATCGTAGAAAAAAGAAGGAGTGATGATTATGAATATACTAAGTGTTTTTGATGGAATGTCTTGTGGTCGAATTGCATTAGAGAGAGCAGGTATCAACATCGAAAACTACTTCGCATCTGAGATTGATAAGTACACTATTCAAATCGCTAAGAAAAACTATCCAGACACGATTCACGTGGGCGATGTCACGGAGCTTAAGGGCTCAGACATACCTGTTGAGATAGACCTGTTGATGGGGGGCTCTCCCTGTCAAGGATTTAGTTTTGCTCAAGGTGGTAAGGAGCTTAACTTCGATGACCCCAGAAGCAGGCTGTTCTTCGAGTTCGTTAGGTTGTTGAATGAATGCGAACCTAGGTACTTCCTTCTGGAGAACGTGAGAATGAATCAGAAGTCACAGGATGTGATAACAAGATTTCTGGGTGTCGAGCCTGTGAGAATCAACAGTGACTTGTTCGTAGGACAGAACAGGGAGCGTCTGTACTGGACAAATCTAGAGATAAAACCACTCCCTGAAAGACCAGAGTGGGATGGGCAATACTACCAATGGAGGAGGACTTACTTCAGGGAGAACAAGTCGGGAGTCTGCCCATGCTTGACTGCTAACATGGGTACAGGAGGACACAACGTACCCTTGAAATCAGAGAATCTGGCAGACAAGCTGACGCCAGTTGAATGTGAGCGCCTACAGACCATACCTGACAATTATACTGAGGGTGTGTCCAACACACAGAGATACAAGATGATAGGAAATGGTTGGACTGTTGATGTTATTGCACATATTCTTAGTGAGTTATCATCAGAATAGATAAAAAAATTGAGCAATTATACAAAAAGAAAATATAGTATCGGTTTACTTTCTACACCATGAGTTTGTTTCGATGGTTTGCACGTAAGTTGATGGGGATAATGGGTAATGTGTATGTATGGTTGGACAAACGAGTGGAATACACCAAGGAAGAGGTAAGCAGCGTCTTGGGGATACCCATAGACGAGGACCTGCAAGTGAGCTCCAGATACGAGTTATGCAGAAGGGTAGAGGAGACGTTCAATGTGCCTAAGGACTCCTTCTGGACTTTGCATAGCACTCAAAAAATAAGATTTGCAGTACAGCAGGCTAGGAATCTACAAGCTAAGGGAGCTGTTACAAATGAGTAACTCTCTATACAGCCTAATGAAATCTATCCTTATTGTTGATTTTGACGAGCTAATGGAGGAGATAGAATAGACTCCGATGATGGCATTACCCTAGAGGGATACAACAGGTTCTGGAACTGGCTCTGCAAGAGAATCTTTCTAGTCTAGCAGTCCACAGCATCAGTGAAGCCCTCTTGGGTCTTCAGATGCAGGTAGCACTGCTTCAGTAAGTTGTACTGGGTCTTAGCGTTGGCAGTGTCCAATTCAAATTCGCCATTGAAACTACTGATTGCCGATGCGTCTTGCTCGTAGGCATCGTCACTGGCATACACCTTACCACGATATTTGACATTGAATGACTTTACTTTATCACCATCCCCAGTGATATCTACTCTCTTATCCACACGAGCGTCAACTATGACGCAATATGCGTAATCACACGTTATCCCAAACTCTGTCTCATACTCTACCTTCAATGCCATATCTTTTCCTCCATATTTTCTTTATTAAACATTTATCACTCACAATACGAATGTGTACTCTATGTTTACACTAGCAGATGCACTACCACCAGCATTAGTGGCCGTACAAGAAACATTGATGTGAAATACATCATTAACCGCTGGGAAGGTAAGGCTTTTACCGCCACCAAATGTCAATACTGCCTTTTCACCTACTCCATCACCACTAGAGATATTAAGAGAGTTTTGATTAGTGCTTGCCGTCCCGGTTATAGATGCGGCGACACCCGTGCCCGTTAGACTATTGTTCTCACCTACAATAACGTCCCATGCGAAAGTACAGTCGGCTAAGGCTGAAGCAGTCATGGTTGATGAGTCTAAGAACCCACCAAACTCCAAAGTAGCCTGAGTAGCAGAACCAGAGTAAGCACTATTCAAAGTACCTATGTTTACGTTAACTTGGTAAGCACCACTACTGAAGCTACTACCGTCATGATTGAATGGCGAGGATATACCCGTATCTTGTTCTTGTATATCAACGGCATCAGTGTTACCACTAGCAGTATCAGGGTTAAAATCCATTATTCTCAAACCCGATGGTGCAGCTGTAGTGGCATTTGCCGTTTTCAATTGTTGCGCGACACCAGCGACACCTACCATTATCGAAGCCATCTCAATCACCCAATGTATATCCAAGTGTTAGCAGCAACAGAAACGTAGGTCCTAGCAGTCTCATCAGCCATAGCAGCATGAGCAGTCCATCCTGATGCTATTGCGTTTGATGTCCCAAGTGCGGGTGTAGCTGCACCACCAGTGTTGTTGATGATTGTGTATTGCTGACCCGACTCTGCTGTTGCAGGTAGAGTCAGTGTACCTGCTGTCCAGTAGACGTATGAGCCGGACTGAGCATCTGTGAGTGTTGTGTTACCGCTTACCGCCTTTACCTTAATCTTGAGAGCCTTGATTCCGTTTGAATCTCCCTTTATCCAAGTGACCCCACCATCACCACTACCTATGATAATCTGGTCATCACCTGTTGCGGTATCTACATCAAAGTTACCAATTACTAGATTGTTATCTCCCGTAGTGATATTATCCCCTGCTTGATACCCAATGCAGATATTGCTATCAGCAGCACCGGACATATTCCCTCCCGCTACATAGCCAATTAGAGTGTTGTTACCACCACTAGCAATACCATCGCCAGCCATAGAGCCAATAATTACGTTATAAGCGGAGTTGAGGCTTTTACCAGCATCTCTCCCAATAAATACGTTATTTGTTTGGTTGCTAACAGTTGAGCCAGCATTGTAACCTACTGCTGTATTAGAACCCCCGCCGGTCAAAGCAGTTAGGGCACTCCACCCAACGGCAACATTGGCAGAAGCACTTGCCGCACCATCTATAGTATATGCACCAATACATACGTTATCTTCCCCGTAAGTTATTGACTTGCCCGCATGATGGCCGATATATACTGCTTCATGTGAGTTAGTAACGCTTTTACCAGCTTCTGTTCCTATGGCTACGTTACTATGTCCAGAAGTCATACCAGCAGAAAATACATCTTTTCCTATTCCTATGTTATTATCTGCACTACTTAGTGTGCCGCCTTGAGGTGGGGCCGCACCATCCGGCGAAATTAGAATACTGTCTGTGAAGTTAGTGGTATTGCTGATTACATCTGTTAAATCATTGAGGGTAGAAGCACCACCACCTGCTGCGTCCTCCCAAGCAACACCGCTGCCCGTTGAAGTAAGAATTTGACCGTCTGAGCCCTGACCGCCATTTACCTTGAAGTTCTCGGCATCGACCAATCCAAAGTATGAGTTCTTGAACTTGAGAGAAGATGTTCCTAAATCTACATCGTTGTCCGTTTGAGGTCTAAATACCCCATCTGAAAGAGTGAGTTGAACAGCGTTAGCTGCTTTGAAGTCGATTTCATCTGCTGTACCGAAGTCGATGGCGGTTTGAGCATCCTCACCGATAATCAAATCGGTTGCGTGAATCGATGTAATCGCAGTCTGAGCTGCTGCCATGCGTGCTGCTGCCAATGTTCCAGAGCCTATGTTGGAGGCGTTAGTGGTGTCTGTTGTTGCAGAGGTTGCTAATGATGTTCCGTTGAGTGTTATAGCATCAGCTTCTAACGTACCATCAACATCTACGTCCCCCGATATATCGAGGCTGGCCGCCGTTACACCTTCAGTAACCACAAGCCCATTCTTTACTACAAAGTCCCTCTTCGTTGCCATTGTTTCACCATGATTTCACTGTCCATCACTTGATTACTTGAGTTGTAACTACGTCGTAGGAGTACGACACCGTGCCCCCGCTGCTGTTTGTAAATTGTAGAGATATATTACTTCCATTTTTCACAGCATCCCAAGATACTAGGGCAGCGTTACCTGATTTAGTTGATACAATCCCGTAGTGTGTTAGATAGATGTCAGTACTTGCTGATGGTGCAGAGGCCCCTTTGTAATTTACAAGTATCTCACCACTCTCAAAGTCAGTACCATCAGTTATCTGATAGATGAACTTAGCAGTTCTGAATGTACCATATGCATAGGAGAGCACAGTCTGGGTTGCACTATTGGCAACTGATTGCGAGTCTGCAGTGGCTGTGTCCAACACTGCTACAGCATCAACGCTTATCGTACTTCCAAGAACTTGCCCAGCGCTACTGTAGATGACGGCCTTGCTGTTGACTACGGTTCCCGCGCTTGAGCCATCCAATAGGTTCAGTTCCGCCCCTGTTGATGTAACAGCGGTAGATGCGTAGTTGAAGTTGCCAGCAGCGATGTTGACTTCCCCTGTTCCGTTTGGTGTGAGTGTGATGTCACCGTTAGTGTCGGTGCTAGATATCGTGTTGCCATCGATGGTGATGTTATCTGCCACGAGAGAGCCACCAGTGATGGCGCCTGTCGTCGTGATGGTAGAGGAGCCGTTGTCTATGTTGCCGAAGCCCGATGTTATGGAACCCGAGTTCAAGGCACCGACGGTCGTGAGGCTTGATGTGACAACTCCGGTTCCGAGGGTGTTGTTGCTTAGCACATCTGTACCTGCAATCTTGAGAGTCTCGCTTGTTGTAGCCAAGTCTATGTCTACGTTTGACTGAAATGCTGTCCTAGCATGTACGTACTTCCAGTGGATGTTGGTGGCACCAGTTGCGTCTATCTCCATTCCGCTACCATCTGCGTTGGCGATTGAGTCGTTGCCCTTCGAGACAGTAATCAAGTCGTCTTCCACTGTCAGTTGGGTTGTGGATATGGTAGTGGTGGTACCATTGACTGTTAAATCACCAGCAATAGTGGTGACTGAGCCTGAGCCCGCACCTATCGTGACGTCGACGACGCCATCCGTAGCGTGTTGTCCCTCAAGGACCAGTCCTGCTGTGAGTGCTGTGTCGGTACCATCGCTCTCAGCGACTAGCAAGGACATCTTCCCTGCCTCATCTGAGTTGTCTGCCTCCGATACCTCAACGAGAATCTGCCCGAAGGAGGTCTGGGCCTGTGCCGCATCATCCCCTACGAATGTAATCTTACCGACGTCATCATTGTCAGCACCAGCAGCGCCCTTGTCCTTGACGAATTTCAGCTCTGCTGAGGATGTATCGTTGGTAGTATTCTTAATCTCGACTACTGGCTTACCTGAGGCACTGTCAGAGAAAACTACGGATGGCGAGGTTATTGCCACTCCTGTAGTAGCAGTTATGCCTGATACTGGGCCCACGATGTCAATAACAGCATCGGCGTCTATGTCCAACTGACCGTTGGCCGTCGAGTGCACTTTGAGTCCAGAGTCCCTGAATTGGAGTTGCATTGCCGCATTCAGTAGCAGTCCTGTGTCAGCGACGTGTGTGAGTGTGACGTCGGTGTCAGCACCGAACCCTAGCACAGCGGCATCAGACAGGAGGGTGAGGTCATCACCGACTGTGACGTCTGCGTTGAAGATAGCCTTGCCTTCCTCGCTACCATCGAGTGTCAGGAACGTGGTATCGCTACCCCCATCAGTTCCCTTGAAGATGATGTCGCTGTCACTAGCCTGAGCATCAATCGTGATGTTTCCAGTGGTGGTAGCCAGAGTCACAGCAGCGTCTCCAGCAGTCAGGTCATCAGCGGCTAGAGCGGATGCAGTGCCACCGCCGGATGCGGTGATTTGTAGTATCGAGGCACCAGTGTCGTTCTGAGCATCAGCCGCTATGGTTATCCCAGTGCCAGCCTTCAACTCGAAGGCAGCAGGACCACCCGTGGCAGCCCTTCGCTCACTCAGTATGGTGATAGTCTGCCCAGTAGCAACGGTTCCAGTCAATGGCCTGCTGAGATAGATATCGTTGTTGTCTATCTGAGTTACTTTGGTGCCTTTAGACAACTGTGCGTGGGATACGTGGTCGCCAACAGCGAAAGAGCCCGGAGAAGAGGACGATATCTTTAACGAGCCCACTAGGTGCTGAGCATCTGTTGTAGCACTACCCTTAGCTACTTGTATGGCATTGAAGGCCTTCGCTCTGGAGGCTGTGCCCCCTTGACCAGTACCACCCGGATTACCCATATCAACCACCAGCTCCGCCTATTGACAGGCCGTTCACGTTCACTGAGTACGTAGTTGTGTCGTTGCTTGTATGAGTGTATTTGCTAGTGTATTGGAAAACGAGCACCATCGTGTCCTCGGTCGACCCTGCTCCATCCTCTTGCTTCATCCAGACGAATCTACCAAGCTCGACGTCACCAGACTCGTGCTCCACTATCGTCTCTATGGCACCCGAGGCATTCACCAAACCGTACACCTTGTTCACCACTCTCTTCTGTATGACGTTCGAGGCATTCTTTATCGTGGCGACGCAGAAGGCCTCTGCCGCTTGGAATATGTCTATTGTTGAGGAGTTGCTTGCGGTTCCAGTGTCGCCTACCGCTAACCCCAGTATATTGACGCATCCTACATTGTTCGCGTTCGTGCCGAAAGTAACGCTACTTCCGTCTGTACTAGGTTGCTTCACCCTACCGGACACCTCTGTGACGGAGATAGTCTCGCTGGTGTAGAAGTTCGTGCCGTCTATGTCTATTACCTTGTGAGTCCCAGATGAATTCCCTGCTACATCGGCTGCGTCAAGCACACCAGTGCTCTCCCGCATCCTAGCGTGGCCACTGTGAATATAGCCACTAGCAGTGACATTAACCACTCCGTCTATGGAACCTGATAGCGTTGCGTTGCCTGTGACATCAATACCATCTGTTGCCGTGGCCAACTTGGTGTTGGAGTTGAACTTGAGGTTGATTGCGCCGTCTGCGTCCAGATGCAGGTGAGCCGCTAGGCTACCGCTTCCATCTACGGTGGCGATGGTAGACTCCCCGTTTGCCGCTGAGGTGATGCTGAGCGTGTCGCCTGATGAGGGAGTCATCACAATTGAGTCATCGGTGATGACTGTGCTACCGACAGTGAAGTCAGTCGAAGCATCGATTGTAGTACCTACAATAGCAGCGAATGTACCTGCTGCTGCGCTGTTAGCACCAATAGTCGTACCATCTATCGAGCCACCATCTATGTTGGCTGTGGTAACTGTACCCAAGTCAGCAATAGTGGTGCCGTTGAATGTCGAGTTCTTACCAAAGACGATTTGCTCACTGCTGTCGGTAGTTACAAACTTCATGTACGAGTTCGAACCCTCGGTGATGTTGAGCGCGTCTGCTAGATTGTCTGCGAGGGTTATCTTGGATTTGGTTGTGTTAGCGCCGCTGAAGTCTACGTTGAGGCCAGCACTGGCGGCATCGACACTTATGCTGTCTGCGTTTATGTCACCGACGTTGGTGATGCTGTAGTCACCGAGGCTCAAGTCGCCACCGAGCGCTGTGATGGTGACTGTGCCAATCGTACCTCCTGAAACCGCATCACCGCTGATTTGGTCGGCTGCAAGAGTCAGTGTACCAGCAGATACGTCTAGGGTCTTACTGCTCCCTACAGTGATATCTGATGTGGCGATGGTAGCCCCGTCTATCGTACCAGCGTCTATGTCGACCTTCGAGATGACCACCGAGCCAGTGCCGTGAGGAGTGAGATTAATGGCACCATTAGTGTTAGTGGAAGTGATATCGTTGCCATTAATCGTGATATTGTCAATATTTGCCTGTCCGCTGCTAAGAACAAGGTTTCCGTTAGTCAGCGTAACATGGCCCGAATCCACTACTAATCCTGTTTTTACATGGAAATCGCGTGCTGTACCCATTACTTTTCACCTATTCTATATCTCTAAAGCCTGCCATGTTACGCGCACCGTTACGTTCTTACTGTTGACCGTAGGGGTAACCTGCAATTGAATCTTTTGCGTAGCACCGGAACCAGTGAGTCCGATTTGATACGTTCCTTGTTGTGTGCTATCACTAGTTACTATACCATATGTACTGAGGAAGGCAGCAGTTGCATCTGCATCACTAGCACCATTATGAGTAACGACCATTTCAGCGGTTTCAAACACTGAATCAGTAGTGTTTTCAACTGAGACTAGTAATTTAGAGCCCTTAAACTCCCTAGCGTTAAACAAGTCTATGGTTAGTGCAGTGCTGGTTGAGGAGCTACTTGTATTAACACTAGCAGGCGACCCGAAGCCGACCTTATTGAGGTGTAGGTCTGCTAGCGGTGTCGCTTGGTTGATACCAACGAAGTTGTTGGTCGAGTCAGTCTTGATAAGGCTGGTATCCACTACTAAATCAACAGTGTTGACCGTATCCAAGAACCCAGTTGCCCATCTGACCGTATCACTACCGAAGTTTTTGCTACTGTCAGCGCTTGGGAAAAGATGCTGGTTGAATGTCCACGAGTCCGTGCTATCGGTGAATACTATGCTCTTATCGCTGTCGGATGACTTGAGGATGATTCCACCACCATCAACTGCTGCATCGTTACCCTCAGAGCCACTAGGAGAGTGTGCGAGTTCGATGAGTTTGTCATCAATTGTGAGGGTAGTAGAATTGACAGTTGTCGTTGCACCGTTGACAGTTAATGTTCCTGTCACAATCAAATCTTGATTGACGGTTAAATTACCAGCAGGTCCGATGCTTGTGATTCCTGCTTGATTTGCGTCTAGATTCAGTGCACCGCTAGAAGCAGAGATTCCTGTACCAGCCATCGCTGTAGCCAAATCCGCAACTGTGTCCTTCTTGGAGGAATTGTCATCCGCATCTATGAAGACTATGGAGTCCGCTGCTACGTTTATTGTCCCTGCCGATAGGTCATTAAGGCTAAATTGAGCGTTTACATTTGACATTTGTATGGCTGTTGCATTGAACTTGAGCACGTCGTTACCATCGTCATACCACAGGGTTCTAGCGTCTGGACCTGATGAAGCAGGGTTGCTTGTCACACTGGCTTTGAAAGAAACACCACTGGGACCACTGAGAAGCCCGGTCATGGTGAGATTGGGGGTATTGAGTGTGTTGCCCCCTGAGAAAGTTAAGTCTGTATCATTGGTGAAAGCAGCACTACCATCGCTCAGTTGGACAGCCCCCGCTGAGCCACTTGCCGTTGAGGTCGTTGTGGATGAGGCGAATATCTTTACCCACGCAGAGCCAGTATACACGAATATGGCGCTAGAACTAGGCCCAACGTCTCCGGCGGTAGCACCGCCATTACTCAGACCACTGGGGTCGAAAATTACTTTGTGAGTGCTAGTCTGTGCGTTATTCACGATAATCATGTGACTTGGTGGGAACGTTCCTGAGGGGGTGATGTTAATGTCTCCACTTGCTGGTGTTGCGTTGAATATGTTTGGGCCATCGAACCTGACTGTCTGTGCGGTGTTCAGCACACTGATTTTGTTAGGCCCTAACCTATGGGTCCTCCTGCTACCGCCTTGCTTACCGCTGAAGTAGAGGACGTGGTCTCCGTCAGTACCATCGGTGCCGAAACTGTACGACTGCCATAACGCACCGAAATTAGAGGCAGAGAATCCACCTACCTCGTCACCACCACCGTGCATGCCGTCCAAGTCCGCAGCGGAGTCCATCCTGTTGCTTTGGTTGCCTACGGAGCCACTGGTCATCGGACTCAGGTAGATTGGCGAAGGCCGGATGAAGGTGCGCATGTCGAAGACCTCGGTGACTTCTAGATTCAGGTCTCCAGCGCTGCTATTGTGTTGGCACTTCACGACTGCGAGCACGGTGCTCTGCTTGGAGGATAAGGTTAGGCCGCCATTCAATCCGCTGGTATCCCCAAGGAAACTCTCAGGAGTGACGGGGAACCCGCTACTGACTGCACTACCTTGTTCTATCTGAATGTAATTGGTGTTCGCATTACTGCAAACATATACCACTAGGAGGCAAGACTCTCCGCTAGAGAGAGCGCTGGTTGAACCCTCTATGGTGCTTTGTTGTAATGTGATTGTGGTAGTGGCACCTGAGTTGATATTACCAAACGGGACAATCATTCCGTCCAAGACAGCGAAACCACCTCTCACGATTATTGAGTTAGTGCCGTTGTCTGTAACTAGCCCCGGTGTGGTCGCCTTAGCGTTCCTATTACTGTCACCAGTTGCCGTGTCCTCATACATCAGTATGCCATTGCCGTGCACACCCTCGAAGAGGTTGGTTATCGAGGGTGATAGGATATAGTCGCCGTCAGTGAGAGCCTGTGTATGTCCAGACTTTGCGTTTTCACCCATGCTATCACTTGACCTCCACTACGAGTTGGAATATAATTTCATTTGTGGTTGTCTTCTTAATAGGCCTGAATACGTGCCTTGAGATTGGTGTAAAGTCACTTGTGCCCCTCAACTGTATGTACACTTCTTTGAGTGTCTCGTTGAAACTTTCAGAGACTGGTAGTGAGCCCTCGACTAGGAGGGTGGAGTTATCCATTATCCTGACAGTGGGTGTGACCGTTACAGCAGGTCTGCCCGCTGCACCATCAGATGAAGTGGCTGGTGTACTGTCAAACCCTATGACCATCTCATTGATGTTGTCAGCGATAGTCTCTATCATCAGTCGCTTTAGATGGTCATTTGCTGGCATATTCTATTCCCTCCGTTTCTGTGATTGTGACTCCTTCATCTTTCGCCATGCCTATGACTTTGTTGTTGCCACCTAACCTCCCCCTATCGCTATTTCGGCCAATAAGGAACCCAGACTCATTGGTTGTGTACACTATGACAGTTGGTGTTATGATAACCTCCATGGCATCGAAGAAGGAGAAGTTCTCTGATAAGATTTGATTTGTCTTATCTGGATTTGATAGGGAGGAGGTAGTTATGCTACCCTCCCTGATGTTCTGTAAGACACCCTCAAGACCCGACTCCACATTGAGGAAAGTAAAGTTGCTCAGTCCGTTTATGGTGTGTCTGCACTCCAACACAGCCAACCTCTGTCCTTCGTACTCTACTACATCACCGGGCCTTAGCTCCCAAGCATTGGGGTGCCCTTGGCTGCTTATCTTGCCTGTTAGAGTTGAATTGGCCCTGAGTATCTGTCTCGCAACTGTCTTCGCTCTTGTTAGGTTCGTGATTGATGCGTCGAACAGGGGTCTGGTATTCTCTATGACATCGACATCATTGAGACCCTGTTGCTTGCTTCTGTCATCCATGGTGAACAATAGCTCCTCATTGACGGCTATAGGAATACCCTTGACGGTGATTCTATTCTCCACGTTCTCAATCGGTGTTGTGTCTTTGTTGCCGAATCTCAGGTTGTAGATTATGCTTCTAGTTACATCTGCATGATTGAAGGGCACGTAATTTAGATTGCCGAATCTGTCTAGTTTCACAACTCTGTTGTCGTGTCTGGATATGTATCTTAGTGCTGTTACTAGGTTTACACCGTTGAAATCAGCAGCCAAGAATGTGTTACTGCTCTTACGTCTATTAGCCCCCATCTTTGTTACGGTGGTAGGGGAGCCTATTGTCACAGCATTCAGGGAGTCAGTGATTGACTCACCTACCCTGATTGCCAAGTCGGTGGTGCGCAAGCCTATGTCGATGCCTTGTCCGAGTCTGACCCTTGTGTCATCAAAGCCTAAGTCCTTCAGTGTGACACCCCTCATGTTACGCATGTCTGCCCTGAGGCCAGATGTAGTGCTTGCCGTGGTGCTTGTAAGAATCCTCTTCTTCTGGTCACTCTCACTGAAGAGTAGTTTGGTGATGCTGTTCTTACCTTTACTGGAGAACACGTCCGACTTTAGTGTATGACCATCCGTTTCTGTGTGAGTGAGCAATATGGTAGACTCAGATTCTGTGAATGAGTATGTCCTCTCAGATGCAATCTCGTAGTTGTCGGCATTGACTGCCTCAATCGTGACAAGGGACTTCGCGTTGCTCTTGGGTTGGACCTTCGCATAATGCGCAGCATTGTCGACGAATACGGGCTGTCTCAAGTCGTTCATGACATCAGTGAGAGTGCTGTCGAACCTACCTTTCGAGGACTGTATCAAACCCATCAAGCACCATCTCCGCTGTGGTCAGTTACGTTGAACGACACGTCTCCCTTGTGACCTTTGTTGTGCAGGGATTGACTGAACCTCGGTTTTACCGTGAAGTCGCTCTTTGTCGTTTCATCATCTGTCTCCTTCTCGACCCTCCTTCTAGGTGCATCGGACCTGTGATGTTGAAGAGTGTTCTCCGTAATGATAAGTCTTGACACGTCAGTCGAAAGGGCGTTACTGAAACCAGAGACCTCAGAGCCTAGTAACTTCGGTCCCATTGAGGATGGGGTCTCAAACGCACCTGTCGGGTCAAATGTGAATATTGGTAGATACGGTCCGTTGGTATCAGGCACGGCTCTGCCCGATGACAGGTTGGCAGTTGGTGCTCTACCGTTGGGCGTCTCATAGGTGAAGATACCGTACTTACCACCGGATGTAGCGTGCAGGTAGTTCTGCAAGTGCTGTGGCGATGTGGCGTTGAGCGAGTTATGTATTCTGAATACCTCTACGTGATTTGCATCTAGCACTCTGATTGGCCTTAGGACAAACCTGACAATTCTGTCATCCTCATTGTTCCTAACAGTGTCAGAGGTGTAATTGGTGGCGTCTTGGTATGGGTTGCTGGTGTCATTGCTACCAGTCAGGGACGCAACACCCCAACCAGTGTCATCGAACAACCCTGAGTAACTCTTGGTCTCTATGATGTACGAACCACCGTATGGTCTGAACGCATTGGTGTGGGAGTACTTGTGGGCAGCGCTAAGAGTTGACCCCGCTGTCTGTCTGCTGAAAGACATGGTGTTGTAGTTGGCATCGGTCAATGAGCCCTCTATCTGCATGGAGCCTTGTAGCACGACCCTCTGACCGACGTTTCTGTCGGTGTGAAGGCTGTGGGCCTCGGTGTTGATTACCACATGGCTCTGCTCCACGCCTTCAACCACCTCTGCATCGATTCCAATCCTCGGGCTCGTTCTGGATACCGGGTCCTTGTGGACTGTCGTGCCTGACACCTCTTCGACCCTGTCACTCACAGTTGCCTCGGATTTCAACAGACCATTGTCGTCTATTCCCAGTTTGGCGCTTATGCCTCTCTTGACCTCATCGGCTTGCAGTACATCGTTACGGGGGCGTAACAGACCATCACCGAAGAGCGGTTCAGCGGTGTTGTGACTTAAGACGATGCCTGTCTTGTGGTTGGGGGACGATATCTCCGTCAATAGACTCTCGTTGAATGCGGTGGGGTATCTGACGCCCCTGCCGTTACCCATGTCCCCTATGCGCAGTGAGTGAACTGGTGAGAACACATCAACTAACGTGGTGGTGCTGTTGTTGTTCTTGCTGTTTAACACACCCCCGAATCTCGGTATGGTGTAGTTAGTGGTGACTGAGATGTTGCCATTCGTCAAATCAGCGATTCCCTTGAGGTTGAAGAGTGGTTTGCCACTATTGTATATTCTAGCGTAAGCGCTGTTGGTGCCGATGTCGTATGCATCTGCACAGTCCCACGAGGGCCTGATACCGAATCCACGCACTGGAGTGCGCCTTACGTCCTCTCCACGCTCATTGCCCCACCAATCCACCAGATAGTGCTGGGAGGCTATGGAGAGGCTTGTGATGCCCTTTCCTTCGATATCTCCCCACCAGTCCCTCTCAACACCCGTCGGGTTGCGTATCGTGCGAACAGGGGTACCGAACGGTCTGGTCATCCTACGACCATCGCTGTACCTCACCTGCCAGCCCTCTTGGTCTTGATTGAGCATACCTGTGAAGTTCGTTTGCCTCTCCATCACACCGACATAGGTGAGGGCCTTGGTCGCAGCGCTGTCCCCTGCACCACCACCGTATAGCCAGCCACTGCTGTATGCTTCTGTCTGCACAAGTGGCCCAGCATCGTAGTTCGTGGTGTTTTGACCAGAGCCTGAGGCGGTTGCCTCATACAGTGCTCGGGGTGGATATAGGTCGTATCTAGGCCTGTTATAGGCTTGCCGTACAGCGTTACGGTGCCCATATGGCCTTCTTCTGGTAGTTGCCATAGACCCTGTTGCAATACCTGAGGATACAGCATATGAGCCATCATCGTCGCTGTCCACCCATTCCAAGTTGCTGTCAGAGGAGAAGTTAGCACTAGTGGATGTAGCATGCACGTTCCAAGATGCGCTTGCCATGCCATATAGGTCTAATTTGCTTGCATGAGGCCCTCCACGGCTACCACAAGGCCAGAAACCGCTTAGCATGACGTTTGTACCACCAGCATCATGTGTGCTATTGCCGGATGTAACTTGCCCGTCCCTAGTGATATTAGGCCTCTTGATTAGGAAGTCAAAAGGTCCGGTACTTATTGAGTGTGTGAAATCATGGTAGTGTATGGTCTCGAAATGCTCAGGCATCGAATTGTACTGAGCCTTGTTGACAGGAGCACCTTTCCAACTGCGAGAAGTGTTGTCAGAGAAGTATGTATTAGGCCTACCTAGATTGTGATGCCACATACATAGGAAAGCATCTGGTACGAATCTACTGTTTGTATCTTGATTACCATCAATTATATCTGGAAGTATATTTGCAAATACACTTTTACTCGTGTCTGTAATTATATCACCAGCAGGTAAAGTATCATAACTATGTGTTAAAGTGAGTATAGCACCGTTGAACATATTGTCCCAAAAGCCATCAGCACCCGATTTAGAGGCTAAATTGAGTGTTTTAGGAATATTTACCGTTGCTGCCGTGTTTCCATCCACACTAGCCAACGCTTTGGAATAGACATTGCCGTTTTTGGCTGTATACTGCACTTCTTGTTCATAGTATGGGAACATTGGGAATGTATTTGCATTATCTACAACTATAGTTCCACTAGTATTGAATGATTGTACTATACATTTTGGAGATATGCTGATACTTCTTCTGTATTTATCGTATATATCTAAGTATAGTGAAGTATATCCATTGATAGTTAGTTGACTACCCACGCTACCAAAGGTGCTTCTCATGAATAAGTAGTAGTCATCAGGGCTATATTGAGTGAGTTTTCTGTAATTTGTAGCTTCTGAAACTGCACTTCCATTGTATTGTATACCATTCTTGTGTAGTATGCTCCACCATGGTATGTGTAATGTGTGAGCAGGGGTTGCATTGCTGAACATTTTGCTATATGGGAATCCCCTTCTTGTGAATGCAGGGCTTTCTGTCAATTGTGCACCTATGTGATTGTATGACATTAGTGGTGGTATATTGGTGAACTGGCTACCGGGGTCATTACTCACATCTAATATCTTCTCATTGATGAAAACTTCACAACCTCGCACGTCTGCATTAGTGGCCTTTGCAAGCACTAGAGTAAGTCCACCCTTGTCATTTGAGTCCCCAGCGTCCTTTTTGATGCCAATAACAGTGTTTATCTGCTGACTAGTAAGTTCAGTCGTCGAGTTGTTATGATAACCAACTAGTTGGTGGTTGAAGAGATTTGGTTGTATCACAATCTGATATGCACCAACCTCAGCAGGGTCAGGGAAGTGCCTACCTAGTGTATATTCACTAGCGGCCTCTAGCACTATACTGTGGCCACCTGCCTTGTTTACCGTGCCTGCTAGTGCAGTAGCAGAGCCACTATCAGTTCCCTTGTCAGAAGATGCTAATACACCATAACCATCATATTTGACACTCGTCTCGAACATCAATGTAAATGCGCCTCCGTGTATATCGCTGGGCAGCGACGGAGCTGCGTTTACACCACTGAAGTTTATCTCACTGTCAAGTGGCTTGATATTGTCCTCAAGGGACGTTCCCAAGGATGTTTCAACACCTGATAGTTTGTTGATTGCAGTTGTATGCTTGTCGAAAAGACCTGCGTCATGGAAAGAGGTTGTCGAATTAAAATCGGCCAAATGGCGCCTGTAGAGGCTTTGATACGCTGGATGTGCCCAATGACCGGGTAGCATCGGCATTGTTGGTGTGACGAAGTGATGCCCCATTCTGGGGTAAGGCATGGGTGTCATCACGGGTTTGCTGTAAGCATCGAATCCAACTGTTTGCCCACTGACATGGTAGAGGGTGTTGGCCATGTCTGGGGAGTTACCGCTCACCTCTGCATGGTCCCTCAGCCTCCTTGCTGCGAAGAATCGGTTGCTACCTGCTGGTATGTAGTAGGATGGGACGACTTTGAGGTCAGTGACGGTCTGCCCTGCCATGAAGGTAGCGAAGTTAACATCGCCCACTACTGTGATAGAGGTGCTGCCTTGAGCGGTGTAGGAGCACACAGCACCCTCGTCGGTGGTGGGGTTGTACACCCTGAGGAACTTCCTAGTGTCCTGCACTGTGCCGAAGCCAGCGGCAAAGACATCAGTGTCCAACACCGCATCGATAGTCAGGACGCTTGTGCTGCTGTTCCATGCTGTCACTGAGACTACGTCGTTCTCGACACCACCGGCGTGTGTGTAAACCGCTGGGTATCTGTGTGAGTGACTGTGACCCATCTTCGTCACGTGGAAGTACAGGGTTCTGTCATGGAGTTCGTAACTTGTGTTGAGTGGTGAGTTGTTGTTCCAAGCACCTAGTTCGGAGTCAAATGACACTGGGTTGATTCTCTCCCAGTTGTGATTCTCGTATGTCGGTCCTTGTCTCGGGCTGGACACTGAGTTGTCGAACAGGTGGGTTGTAACCGATGAGCCCAAGTCAGGATGATGCATACCACCAGTACCCATGGTCTCGTTCTGGTATGCCTGTATGGGGTCGTAGCCCGAGCGCACCACTATGTTGCCGGGTATCGAGTTGGGGTCTGGTAACTGCACTTTGAGGTTGGGCTCCTTGCCACTGTTTGCAAGTGCAGGCGCCCTACCATCCACGCCTCTGTTCTCAGGAACACGGAAGCCTCGTATGATTGTGCCTAACGGGCTACCACCCTCTATCTTATGCATCTGACCGCTATCGTCCCTCACATTGATGCTTTGGAACTGCACTTCCTCATTCGGTATGTCAAGGACATTGCCTACCTTGTAGGGGTGCTTTCTAGCGAACTCAGGGTGTGATAATTCCTGTGCTTGTAACACTGGCATCATCGCGCTGTTGGTAGTTTCGAAAGAGAATCTGACATTACCGTATAGCTTCTCACCTGTGAGAATCGCTGCATTACTCTTCACACGTGTGACCCATGGCACTGCTCCTAACCCACGTGCGTTTATTGCAGGAAGGGAGAGGTTTCCACCATCCATTCTTTTCCAAACCACGTTCTCCACTGAGAAATTATGTGCAGCGGAGTCCTCGTACATCTGGAAAGCATTAACATCACTCAACCAATAGTTTGCTGGCCAGTTAGTTGTGTGTGCCGTAGTATGACTATCAGCAGATGTATTTCTCTCCGCATCACCGGACTCAAGTAACACAGAGCCGACTGAGTGGTCTAGGTCGAACAACAAGTCTCCTATCTTGTTCAATCCCGGTACTGCGTTCTTCAGTTCCAATTCATTTGACTGAGCGGTGTTATTACCCGCATCACCATGGAAGTAGTTGCTGATTCCAGAAAACGTGGTAGCAGCCCAATTAGCACTAGCAAGATTGGCAGCAATTGGCACAGTTGTGCTGTCAACAATCAGTGCCTCTACGTTTGGCCCTGCGTTGGCTGGTGCGATAAATCTGTCCTGACCATGGAATCTCTCGTCCCACTGTGTGTTACCGGCGTATGTAATTGGGTTCGTGCTTTGACCTATGACCTGCAACCAGTCTCCATTGGCGGTTATGCCGTCCCTGTCGAACTTAGCGACAAGACTGCTTTCAGAGTCGTAACTGACAACTAGGAAAGCACTGGTGTAGAGTCCCTGAGGTAGAGTGAGTTCTTTTGGTAGGGGTGTGTTGTCTATGTAATTAGTAGGCACATTCCACTGATTGGCATCATTTGTGGTGTCTTCAGTATGTGTAAATGCATACGTGTAGGTATCGTATGCTCCACCGCTACCAGTCGTTAGATTGTACTTGGTGTAGAAGTTAGCCTTCTTCACGTGTGTAGCGACGTAGATGCCTATCCCATCTATGGTGGGTGTGCTCTCAGGGCTGTTTCTTATTGGTGCCACGACTGGTACATTGCTATGTGTGTTCATTACAGTACCAGCAGTTCCGTATGGGGAGAAGTTGAGCATGGGATGGTGAGCACCTAGACCTGCTGCATAACCAGTGCCTGATGTGTTCTTGGTTATCTTCAGGCTATTGAGATAGGAGTACCGTTCACCATGCCACCCTATCGCCCCTACAGGTCTAGTGCGGTCAACGGCGTCCGCTATGCCTGAAAAGTGAACTTGTGTCATGTGGTCTCTAGTCGACACATTCTCGTTGTTAAATCGGAGAGTGCCTGCCTTGGACCACACGTACAATGTGTATGTATCATCAACAGCAGCGAAGTCAGCAGATGCTCCGGCTTTGAAATCCTCCCAAGTCTGGGGGTCTTCGGCTTTACTCTGACCATGTATCCTGTTCGGTGCCATGTAGAATCTCACTTTCCAGTTGCTGGAAGACTCATTGAGAACTTCCCTTGAGTGATAGGGCACCCAAGCGACTGCGCCATTTGACTCCTTGATTGCCCTCAGCCAACCAGATGTCGGTAATTGTTCAAGGTACTCCTGCGTGAATGTCGTGCCGTCCCCGTCATTGAACTCGCTGTCTATGTAGTTGCCAGTGGATGAACTGTCGTTATACTCATCTAAAGTGCCTAGATGCCTCCAGCCGTATCTATCCTGACGCATCGCGTTGCCCATGGACGGCATGTGAGTGCCACCTAGCGCCTTGAGCGAGCCAGCACCGGGGAATGCGTTGATTGCCGCTCCTAACACCGTGGCCAACTCTTCACCGTTCTGGCATCGAGTCGCATCGACAACTATGTATTCCATGTCTACATCACCGCTTACCACAGCCTCACTGCCGTTACCGACGTAGTCCAGTATGCGGTCAGTCAACGGCCCTGCGACTCTGAACGCAGTTGGGTGTATCTGGTTGGCCCTCTCCCAGTTGCTACTGAGGACTCTTGAGTCCGACTTGCCCTTGTGTGGTGGGTTGAATGTGAGTTGGTTGTCCAACCAAGAGCCGCCGGGGTGGTATCCACCGTCCATGTGCCACACCGTATCAGCAGCCATGGTGATGCCGAAGCCTATGGTAGGTGTGTGCATCTTGGGTGTGACTCTCGTGAGGTCATTGGCATCATATGGAGTGTCATCATTCAGTTGTTGTCCGTAGTGCCTACCGTGCTCTGGTCTCTGTTTGAGTTCCTCCTTCATTGTGTAGCCTGCTGGTGACTCCCAGTTGACCATCGCCCTCCAATGGAAGCCAGCGGTGGTGTTGTAGTAGTCCTTGCGAGGTGGTAGGAAGGAGTGCCTACTGTTCTCTATCGAGTTGGGGAACAGTTGCTGGTCATTGCCAAGACTGCTGTAGCCGCCCTTGAAGGGCACACTCGCCCATGTGTTACCACTTGTGATTATACGACCCGGATATGGCTCTTTTGCGTTCGTAGTGCCACTTTCACTATCCAAGGCAGCCTCGTTGGTAAACGGGAAAGCCTGCCCCGGACCGAATATTAGATATGTAGTCTTGCTGTCAATACTGTTCACATGGTCTTCGTATCTCGCGGTCGGGTGTGCAAATCTAAGCACCATTGGTACTGGTTTTGCCTTGACCACGCCACTAGTGTATGTGGAGGAGCCTCTGTTCAAATCAGGTGACAGTATGTTCTGTTTATTGAATACTGGAGGTGTGATACTGCCACGATGTTGGTTGCACAGAGCTGCGCCGGGGAAGAAGGCGAACATGGCGTTGGTGTCAAGCATAGCGAAACTCGTCGATATTTCACTGGCATTCTGAATACCAGAGACACCTGTAGGCCCGTTAGCGTACGGATGTGTGTAGAATGACGAGTAATCGTTTGTGGTACCATCGTTTACATCAAGCACGACACCGCTAAAGCCGCCACCGAAGAACAGGGGCACACTATGGTCCCTGCTGCTCTTACCACCACGGAAGTGGACGATGGGCTCTGAGAACACACTGCCTATGGAACGAAGGCCGTTGAAATCAGGGTCGAAGTGTGTGCTGAGTATGTTGCCCTCGAATGTTATCTCTCTAGGCATGTTGTTAGAATCGTCTATATCCCAAGATAACTCTGTGGCAGCGTTTGTACCCACTTTGCTTTCAACGACTATCGACTTCTCATTCGTCAGGTATATTCTCTTCCTCTCACCGAACGATGGTATTCTGCTACCTGTCGTATCAGTACATGCTGGTATGAGGAACTGGAACATATTAGCACCAAGGGTCACTGTTGATTGCCAGTCCTTGGTGGTCTCAGCGATTGCTTTTCTCCTTGTTATCTGTAGTGTATCCGCTACGTTGACACGTAATTCGTCTATTGAGAAACTAGTTGTTGTATTGGTAGCGGTAACTCGTCCTAGCACCCTATCAGCGGCATCTACAATCAGGTCCCCTACGGTGAACACGTTTGAGTTTCCACCATCTATTGCTATCGCACCGGTGTGGCCCTCAGCAAATTCACCATCGACAACAACCGCAGAGACTGTAGAAAAACCCGTGGTGTAAATGGAATGTGGATTGTCTATGGAGGGTAGTATGTGGTCTCCAGAGTATCTGGTATAATCCATTCCCTTTAGTCCTCTTGACCATTTATTTGTATTCAGTACAACGTTTTTGGAATCTACCAAATTAGGTGATGCTGTATTTCCCATGGGTCCTTTTGCAGTTGTTCGTACTTGCAAAACTGTATATGGTACATATCCACAATCTATGTTTCTACTTGCATCTATATTAGCATCAGTCACTGCACGTGATGTACCGAATGCATAACTAGCAGTGCCAGTGGGTCTTGTTACTTTTTCAACCTCACCGAATTCCAAGTGTGCTGCTTGAATACCCAAATCCCTAAACACAGATGCATTGTAAGATGTATTCAATGGTTTTACTCTTTTGTTAGGATTATACGCTCGTATTTTTATCGCGTTGGGGCTAACACCCCACTCTCCAAACGTTTTACCATCGAAGGCATACATGTCTGTGCAGTCAAACGTATGCCCGTTTAAGCTGTTTACTTCATCTCCTGCATTGATTGCAGCAGCAGTCACAGCAGCGAGCAACTCATCTGTAACTAATGTGGTTTGATTCAATACAGAAGATATGAGATAAGAGGTGCTTGTGAGTGAGGACACTCCTGTAACGCCATAGAACACAGTGCCGCTTCTATGAGTATATGACAACGTTAGACCCACATTCGCATCACCGGCACCGTCATAGTCGCTAATCTGTATGATACCGTCTTCCTTTGGGAATCCAAGATAACCTAGTTTGTCATCAGTAAAAGATGCGTCAAAGGGGGCAACAAAGGTAATTGATAGGGTTTCACTGCTCAATACCGCAGTGACTAAAGTAGCAGCGTTTGGTGCGGCGACACCTCTCCATTTTGCTCCTCTCCAACTACCCAAGCTCTCAGATACGGCTGAGAAACTCATTCTACCAGTGGCATCGCCGGAACCACTCATGGCACTGCCAATTGTAAAACCGCCCTGTGATACATCTCTGTCGTCTATGAATACGCATACCTCTTCCTCTATCGTGTCAGGCAGTGACGTGTTGCTATTGGAGAAGGACTCACCCATGGTTCTGTAGATGTATCTTAGAGTGTTCTCCCTACCTAGATTGTCAGTCAGGCTCAGACCGTATATCTGCCCTATGCCGACTGCGTCTTGGGACACCTGAGATGTGGGCACATGTGAGGAGTAAGTGGATGTCGATGTCGTGCCGTACCTGTTGTTGAACTTACTCTCGCCGTTGAAGCCAAAGCCCCAACTACCCGCATCTGGCGCAAAGCCGGGTACACCGCTTGCGACCAGACCACCGAAGTTGACTCTAGCAAGCGCACTCGGCCCTGTCCTCAGACCTCTGACTAGGGATGAAGATGAACCCTTGATGTCAAGAGATTCCACATTGATTGAGTTGTGGTTCTTCCCGCTTATCGAATCTGAGACTGCTCTCATCACTGGTGTGTCTTCGAAATCAGCAACGCTCCTGACATCCTCACCGCTCTCTATAGATGTCACATACTGCTGTAGTGTCGTTATTGGTGCAAAGGGCCTGCCGTTCTTATCAAGAGGCATAGGGGCCGGGTGCATGTTCTCACCCTCTCTCTCATCTGGAAGGGCCCAGAAGTTTCTCCATCTGCCACCATGACCAACTAGGAACTGAGGTTGATACGATGTCTGCCCTGTGCTGTTGTCCAGCCAAGCGCAGAAATTTCTACCACTGGCACCCGGTACGGTGCTGTGTAGGACGATAGTGAAGCCTACGTCACCATTTAGGTCTTGCACCTCTCTTCCTATATGAGCACGGATGTATCCCATGTGCGTGCCCCTGTCACCGTTGTCTGTATGCCAGAAGGGGGCAGGGTCGTGAGCAGAGCCACTTAGCAATCTAGCGTTTAGAGCAGCATGCTGGTTTATCATACGGACTACTTCTTCTGCACCACTGAGAGTATTGACAACACCATCCTTCTCCGCCACCTCACCCAAGTCTATCGTCAGTCTTCTGACGAAGCCCATGTCCTTCCACTGTGGTAGGTGCTGTAGTCTAGTTTCCTCATGGGAGGATAGGTCGAGTGATGTGTTGCGTATTCCCTTGAGACAGAGGAAGGCAGGTATGACTCTAGTGCCATCGGGAGTATCGAAGAAAGTAGCAGGGTCTCTGAAAGTGCAATTGCTAGTGCCCTTTCTCAGGTCTATTAGGGAGTCAGTGTAGGAGTCCACAGCATCCACTGGTATTCTGGTGAAGTCATGTAACGGGTCAGCGATTTTGTGAAGTGATACGCTGTCGTTTGTTCTGGGTGTTAGGCTGTAGCCGTTTCTGAGTCCATCGACTGCACCCCCGTAGGAGTATCCAGTGTGGACGTAGTGTCCGTGTGACTTTCCGTACAACCTAGCGCCTGCTATGCTTCTACCATCAGTCGGGAAGTCATTGGTATCCTGATTATTGAATGTGGTTGAGTCCAACAAGTCTTCAGTATGTCGATTAGACAGGTCGTGGGCGTATGCGCTCTCTATGAACTTGGATTGCTGTGTGCTTCGTATGTATGGGTTCTGTGACAGGAATCCGTTAGTGACATCTATCTGCGTGGTCCACGGGCTTGGGCCTGCTCCGTTGTAGACAGCGTTGACCTTGTGTAGCCTGCTCCTTGTGCTGCCGCCGTCCTCAACCACTTCCTTAGGCCATCCTATCTGAACGGCATCAGGGCTAGTTTGTACCTGCATGTGTATGTCTTGGAATGCGATGAACTCCTTGTCATGTGCCACATCGTACAATAGCACACGCGCATGGTCGTCGTTTGATAGATAGGGGTCAATAAATGCCACAGTGGGTGCTTGTGATACAGTCAGTCCTAATGCTAGGTAATTCTCCTCAACCGTTCTGTTGACGTGTTGGACATAGTTTCTGGCTGTTTCCAGACAGGTATTGCCAATCATGAAGTTCTCAAGCGGTATGCTGTCTCTGGGGTTGGTGGTGTCTAACTCACCAGCACCGCCATTGAAGGCGTTCCAGACCTGTGACTCGTTGTAGACTCCTCTGCTCTTGGCAAACAGCCCCTCAACAGCGTGCGGGTTGTTGTATGACATATTAGCCCATACGGTGTCACCATCACGGAATCCACCGGCTGAGTAGGGATTGAGCCATGTTGCATTGAGAACGGCATCCTTCTCCTCGTAGTCACCCATCCATACTGCTATTTTTGCATTGGATGGTATTACTGGCGTTGCGGCAGTCATGTTGATGATTTGAGTGCCGTTTGCATCAGCGCTCTCGACTTCACTAACGATTCCTATTCTTCGTATTTTGTCAGTGCTAGTGTCTTCCAAGTAGTAGAGGATGTCGCCTTTCTTGACATTCGTGCCGTGTAGGTCGTTGACGTTCTTTCCACTGGCACCGTCTACGGTTATCTCGAACTCTGATGATGAGTCCGCGCTTTGTGCAGTAACGGTGACATCGGTAATGTTCAGGCTGTTCTTTAACTCACGATAGTACTGAGAGCCATCTGATACCTCTGTGGTTACTGAGGTCCCGAGTATGCTTCTACGTTTGCTTGTCAGGGTTATCTTGACGCCTTCAGGAAATCCCTGCGCGGCTTTCAATTCCTCATTGTCATTGAATGCCCCATTAGTGGTTCCCCCACCCACTGTAACTGCTGTTGATGAAACAGCGGTTATCTCTCCAGCACTACTACCATCGGATTGGAAAAGTAAATCACCCACAGTAAATATCGTAGTTGCATCAACACCGTCTACAATCATGGCGCTAGTTGTTCCCTGTGCATAGGAACCACCACCAAGTGCAGTTCTATTGATTAATACACCAGTATCGACTAATGGATATGTAGCACCGGATGTTTGGAAGACCAGTGTTATGCTGTTCTTAGGTGTTGCGACGCTGTTTATCGTCTTGATGTGGCCATGATACTGGTAACTGTACACCGTGCCATTGTCATCGTACTGCACCTCGTATCCCAAGTCCCCAACGGAGGAGGGAGCATTTGCTAGAGTATCGTATCCCAAGTCAGGGAACTTTGCGAAGTCCTCTTCACTGAGAGTGATTGTAACAGCCTGTTCCGGCACACCTGTGAGTCTAGTGACAGTTGCAGTCAGCACCTTACCAGTAGCACGTTTTACATCTACTCTAGGTGCGTGTGGATTGGACTCTGGCCCAGCCTTGAACTCAACGGCACTGACGTATTGTCGCAGGCCGTAGTCTACATTTCCACCCTGTGTCTTTACACTGGCAGCATCGTGATGATATTCATCCCTGTTTTCGAAGTCGGAGGATGGTGTGAACTCATCTGAACTGATTGGTATCAGAGAACTGTCTATGCCTGCGTCGTTGATGAAGACGGAAATGCCCACTGCTAATGACTCAAAGAAGTTCGGGCTCTGCCCGTATGTAGCGTCGAGCAACTGTAAGTACCCATCGCTTCTATTGACACTGGTGTACCAAGACCACTCACCATTGGCAAGATGCACCTTTCTGTAACGATACGCGGTGGTTACGCCTTTGTAAGTAGCAGTGCTTGTGGTTGAGTCTGGAAAGATGTTTATGTTGTTCACATACAGCCTTCTGTTAATGGTATCCCATTTTATTGCAAATGTCGAATCTAAGTATTCCCTGTTCTGCAAAGCTATTGAAAACGCTGATTTGGCTTCCCTGTCTGCAAGTTCATTCTCGCTCTTGAATCTCCTACCGACCGGACTGGGATTGTATGTGTGTGCTGTATGAGTAGCGTCAACGTGTATTTTGAATGCATTACCGGGTCCAACAGAGTCGTGGAAGAACTGCTCAGAGAACAGGGGTATCTCCGCTATTGCCCTAGTGCTTGCGTACTGAGTCCCTAACTGATAGTCATGCTGTACATCGTTTAGAGACTGATGCATCCTATCATTCAAGGTAGTGCCGTTTTCCAAGTCAGATTCGTTTCCAAAGTCCGCTTCACTGAACACTGTGAAGTTACCGTTTATAGTGACGGAGGTACCACTGGTCGGTCCAACCATGAAGCCAGTAGCGTTGAGTAGTTTACCGACTGCTAGGTGCGAGGTGCCATCACTGGACAGGAAGTCCAAGGTAGACGCGCTGGCTGCGCTGAAGACAAACGTTGACCCAGTCTTGCTGTCGTACTTGGCACTGCTCCCATCAGGTAGGTGTATTCTACCATAACGAGGGAAGCCGTATGTTCCCCAAGATGCTAAATCAGTGCTTTCATTGTTCAAGGGCTTAACGTGTAGCGTCGCCGCACCAGTGCTCCAGTTGACGTCTAGTTGGTGTGCTGTCACTGAGTAAGACCTGCGGGTTGAATAGGACTCATGAGCAAGTATGCTCTTCTGAAAAACAGGTCTGGTGTCCATGGCACCTTGACCCGGTCCACCTAGACTCACCGTGACCACAGGCGCATTGGGTTCTATCTCCTTGACAATATGGGAGTCTGGACTTCCCTTCCCTGTGAAGTCTATTCTCCTAGATACGATGGAGTCTGCAACACCGACGCACCTAATCCCCTCTATACCACCTTGCTCACCCACAGTCTCATCAATGCTCCTAACCTTGGCACGACTCATCATGTAGAGTATAGACACACGATTGAGGACACCGCTGATATTCACATTAGAGAGAAGCATACTGCGTCTTCTATCAGTCGGTTGCAGTATGATACGCATGTCAGCGGAGTTATTGCCAGTCAGTGTAAAGTTGTCAATAACATCGTACATCTCGTAAATGGGGGTTGCAGAAGTCACAGTGCCTGTGTCAAACTGACCAGCAGCAGGGCTGTTGGGTGTTACATCGGGCTCTAGTCTATCGTAACTGCCTTTATCTGTCAGGAGTTTTGTGTTCTTGACTTGATTGAAATAGAGCCTATGAAACACTGAATCATGGTCACCAGTGGTGCTGGTTGACTCAAGTATGACACCGGGAGTCTGATTCTGTATGGAGTCCGAGTTGTTCCTCGGTGTGTAGTTCGCTGGTGTGAGGGACTCATCAACCTCGTCATCGGAGGAGAAGCCCTCTGATGTATCACCCACAAAACTGTGGTCATAGAGTAGTTCATCGCCTACGTTTATCTCCTCTGTATCGACGTCGATGTAACCACCGGGTGAGAATAACGTGTGACCTGATGCGATTGAGTTGATGATGGCATCGTAAACATACTCGCTACCGGAGACTAGAGTATCGGAGGACGGCACTGTCTTCTCTACCATGAGCAAGGGTTGCACTGTGCCACTCATGCTCGCACCAGTCAGGTCGATGGCGTTGTAGTGTATCTCAACAAAGGGTGCTAGGGTTGGTGTCAGTTGCGTAAGCCTCGGTACGTGTAGTATAGCGACCCTGCTCTCCTTTGAAGGTTTAACGTGATACTTGCGTATGTCATCGCTGATGTGCGTCTGCGCATCGTCCGAATCATATACTTGGAAGGGCGGCACGGGTCCTTTTAGAGCAAAGGGTGTGTAATCGAAGTTAGGGCCACCAATCGCTATGAGTTTTCTCTTACCAGTGGGTGGACTACCAGTGCCATTGTATGAGTTGAACGCCACCGTAACAGTGCTGGAGTCTACCACATTGACAACTTCCATATTGCCAAACTCACGGTAAATATCTACCATACTATTTATTGAAACTCTATTGTGTATGCCTGTTTGCACTTCGTCATAGATGATTTCTATAACATCAGCGGACCCATCAGCTCTCTGGTCTATTATCTCCTCAGAGGACTTTGGTAGCATTCTCAGGTAACAGTGACCCTCGACGTGGTTGTTGGTGTGTCTACCACTATGACCTATCTGATACGCCTCATCGACCGTAGTAGGCCAAGTAGCCGCAAAAGGGTTGTTGGTGTCAGAGGATGTGGTGGCCATAGCGGATGAGTAGACGAAACCATGGTTCTGGAACTCACTCTCGTCAATCACCATCTGCCCTGTCCTATCGATAATCTGAGAAGTAAAGTGCGGAGGCTGATACGGGTTACCAGTCGCTGAGTCTAGGAGAAGGTCGGAACTCACTACAACGAAGTGGTTGTCCACTCCAGTGCTCCTAGTGTGTAAAGCAGGTATCATACCGTTGGTAGAGGAGGCGAAGTCTAGGTGTATGCTGGACACAAGTAGGTTGCCTGTATCGACGTTTATGCTGTGTAGCCTAACTCTCTCAGGTGGTTTGCTGTTAGGCGCTTTGGTATCAGGGTCAATCCCATCTGGGTTGATTAGGAGGTTGTAGGGCGTATGGGAGATAGCATGTGTGGATAGAGAGCCGGACTGATAGTCTAGAACTTTGTAGTCCCCGCTGGAGTACTTATGCACACCTGTGGAATCCTTGGAAAACACGTAGTTGCTAGTGACACTTGACAGCCCGGTCAAACTCTTTGCTAATGTTGTAGCATCCGCACTGGACATACTAATTTGGGAGACTGTAACGCTGACTCCATCTATAGTAGTGCTATTGTTTGCTATCGAGGAGAATGTAAACACACCTTCTATTGGTGATATTGGCTCTTCGAATCTATACAACAGCAGAGTCTCAGCATCTAAGTACGGACCATTGCCATCAACCATGCTTTGGTTAAAAGCAGCACTAATGTGTATACCCTCCATGGTGCCACGGAATCGCCCACCCTCACCGCCGATGAATGTGCGGTGAGACGATGACCTGAGTGTCAGTCCCTTGTCCTTTGTTGATTCTGATGCCACCATGGCTCCATTGACATACAACTCCACTGCTGATGGTCTTACTGCAGCTACCACGTGTATGAGTGGCCTGTGATTCTTGTTCAAGTCAGTAGCATCGTCACTACCGCTGACGAATCTGTTGTACGAGTCCTGTATCCCCTGATACTCTATGTGGGGATAAACGGTTCCCTCGTATCTGTTAGACTCCTCATTCGCCGTGGTTAGTGTGACAGTTGTATCTCCTTGGTCCCCTGTAAGATGTGCTACAAACACAGCAGGGCCGGGTGTGTCTATGTTTCCTAGTGATAGCCTGAACTGTCCCTCCTTCTCGATGACTGTACCACCGCAGTCTGGTATGACCCATGCCTCGATTGTGATGTACCCGTTGAAGGCTCCAGATGTAGCCCCCTGTGACCTGTATGAGAGGGGAGCGTCGGGTGAGAGGATGTTCCTGACATCATAGGTGTCTTGGGTTGTTTTGTCACCTAGCGTAGAGAAAGCACCCTCAGGCACTACGATGCTGTCAGTGATACCGTTGAAGAACATCGCATGGTTCTTACGGGTAATTACTGTCACTGATTCTCCTCCATCAAGATAGTATCATGTTGTCTATTGGTGCGAATATCAAGTTGAACGAGTATACAGACTCACCAGCATCATATGTGATATCGAGTTTCTGCACCGCTCCTTGGATGCCTCTACGCTCATCATTCAGACCAGACATATCTACACTTGCGGGATGGTTATTACCCTCCGATGTCTTTTCCTTGCCGTAGTAGAATCCAGTGGGCATGAAGAAGTTACGTGCGACATACAACTCGCCATTCTCTGCTTTTATCGTGGAGTTGTACGGTATCTGTATGCCAACTATATAGTCCCTCAGGTCGTTTCTGTCTCTGGCTTTTTTCTTGCTTTCTTTCACAGCAATTTGAGAGAGGTATTTACCTCTTCTAGAACTGTTGTTGATTACACCGTAGAGGTCCTGTACCTTGTCACCTGCTGATTTTATGTTTTTGTCCGACCCACCTGAGAACTTCCTTATGATAGGGTTGACAAAATATGCACCGGCGTTAGTATCAAGAAAGAAATCAGGCGTAATAATAGTCCTAGCGGTAGACAGACCAGTAGTGGCCATTGTGATACTTACAAGCGTACTAGCATCGGATAACGCACCACTGGAAGTCGCTTTCTTACCACCGTTTGTGGGAACCGTAGCAGTGTACTTGGATGAGAGTTGCGCGTTGATGTATGCAGCGACACCCGTGGCAATCTGCTCAGGTGTCGCATCACTGGTGTTCACCAACACTGTAGGCGTGCTACCAGCACCGCCTGTCGCTGAATACGCAGTAGCACCAGCACTAGCAGTGTTTGTGAAAGTTATCAAATCTAACGCGGTGCTTGACTTAGATTGTATTCTAAGAATGCGTCCCAGTAATGCTGTTAAGTTGGTTGACGAAGCCCAAGAGGCAGCCACAGCGGTTTGAGTCCCGCTTCTGTCATTTATCCGATGACCGAAGTCTATGGTAGCAGAGTGTGCTGCTTCTGGCGTACCGTCCCTGTCATCACTGATTACGCCCTGAATGTTGATGAATGCCTTGTTTATGTTCCAATCCATTCCTATTCTTCTGCTACCGGTCCAAGGTAATGCTGAGCCACCGACTTTCCTTGTCGTGCTTAGAACCATGCTAGTAGCGTCTAACTCAATGAGCCTTCCATTCTCTTGAACCAATCTGATGGGAACGGCCTTTGCCATCAACCATACCTCCCACTCATTGTTCCCCCACCAACACTGCGTGCAAGTTCTTGTTGTATCAAGTCACCAATCTCCCTAGCCAACTCCCTCTTGTCAGTAGCATCGGTGATGCCGCTAAGGTTGAATGTCATCTCAAAGTTATACGACACACCGCCAGATACGGCTGTGCCTACAGTGGTGCCACCGCCTCCACCGCCACCTGTAACGAAATCCTTCACACCACCGACTACAGATGCTCCAAAGTCAAATATACCTTTTAGAGCACCACCAATCGCATCGAATATTCTACCAAGGGTATTGTCATAGATACTACTCATCACACTTGTAACAGTGTCCCAAGCGCTACTAATCGTATCAAAGACAGTGCTAGCAGCATTTTGCAACCCCTCAAATGCTCTTCCAATGGTAGCATCAAAAATAGTGGACATAGCACCTGTGACCGTGCCCCATAGAGACCTGAGGCCATCAAATGCGATTGTAGCACCAGTCATCAGACCTTCGAATAGCCTACCAAATGTGCTATCCCATATCGTCTTTGCATTCTCCAGCGCTTTGCCCCATTCACCACTGAACAGGTTGAACCAGAACATCATGCCCTCCTTCATCAGGTCCCATATCGGCATAACCACCCCGTTCCATATTGAGACGATTGCTTGGGTCAAAGGCTCAAATGCTTCTTTTATGAAATCAAACGCATCAACCGCCTTATCTCTAGCGAAAGCAAAAGCCTGACCCAACGCTTGACCTATTTTTGTAGCTGCACCGCCTATTACGCTCATTCCTGCGTTAATCGTTTGTAAAACACCCTGCATAGCATTGAGAGTGAGTAAGGCAGCCTGTAGTCCAACTGCCATTAGAAGTCCTCCTCCATCTCAAGAAATGTATAGTCGAACTCAACAGTGTCATCGCTGTCTGATACCTTTTGCCTTTTGTGCTCTAGCTTCTCTTCTTCATTGATTGCAAGAGCCCAAGATAGAGATTGTCTGAAGATTGGTTCGCTCATGTTGTAGACCTCGTGTAGTGATATACTGTAATGTTTCGCCACGATATAGGCGAACAGTTGCATCTGCATTTCTAAATCTTCTGAAGACTCTATTCTTCTTTTCTTTAGAAACTGCCGAACTTTCAACTGTTCGCCTTCGTAAAACCCCCTTGCATTGCCTCCGCCAACTCATCTGGCTTAGGTAGTAGTGCTGCTATCTGCTGACCGACGTATGCGTTTAGGTTCATCATATCATCAACAGTCAAATCGGGGTTTGTTCTTACAACCCACTCTGAGAATGCGTAACGCCAGTATCCATCTAGATTCAAAGAAACGTCATTGCCTTCCATAGAAAACATGCTTTGCGCTGCTTTTTGCACGTCAAAAAACGTAATTTCTCTTATCCAGACTTCCATCTTCATGTCTGGATTATCGCGGTCTGCACTAACTTCGTGCCTTTGTTCACTCTTCCTCGTAATTAGGTGATTCTTGTCTACTATCGTCATGTTGTGTCACATCCTCGGTTGCAGCCTCTTGCGAGGGGGCATCCGGCGTCACATCAGTAGCCTCTTGCGAGGGGACGTCAGTTTCGCCTTTGGTCGGTTGGTCGACTATACCTGCGTCATGGTGTCGGAGTCTTAACACTACCTCAGATTTAGTGCCTCTGATGGTTATTCCTCGCTCTTTGCACAATGCCTGTAACTCACGCACGGTGAATGAGTTGTAGTCTATCTCTCCCCCAAATGGATTATCCCTATCATCGATTACGGTTTCTTCAACGACAACCTCTTGAGGAGCTTCCACAATCTCTGTTTCCTCCTCCTCTTCCTCAATCTCCTCGACTCTCTCTTCAGTATCCTCAACCTCTGCTTCCTGTTCGGGCTGGACACCATCATCAATCTCCTCTATGAACTCCTCTTCAAACATCTCCTCTATGGCTTCTGCCACGTCTGACACTTTGTCCCTTAGAACATCGAAGGCCGCATCTACCCAAGAGGGGGTTTCATCCACAACCTCCTCTATGTGACCGTTTCTTATCCTCTCCATTACTATGTCATCAACTGAACTTCTGCTGGATTGAGTGAGCAAACCCTCATGCCATTCTTGCTTGTATGTAGTTATACCATTGATATTCAATAACCACTCAACGTATTTGCTGTGTGGATGTCTACTATAATACTGAACCCTTTTAACTGGCTTTGGTTGTAACATAGTATCCCTCAGGCATGAATAACGGTATCTGTTGCGATGACCTTTATTGCCTTTGGTAATATCTTCAACTTTGCTCTTAGTGGCCCCTTGTCCTCTGGTATCGGTAGAGGTGCCTCAACAATGTAATAGTCATCAATGAGTATGTCAATGCTTTCTGCTGTACCACTAGATACGACTTTGTTGAATGAGAGGCGTATCATGTCAGAATCTGTCTGTGCTGCCTCATCAGTATCATCGAAGTTCTCAACTGCTCTTCGCATGTTGTGATAGAATAGAGGGTCGTCTACGATTATCTCCATCTCCAAATCATACTCAGTCTTACCCTCAACTGCCAACGTAGGGTTACGTGTCCCTGCAAATGGAACTTGGTCAGTGGCAGCGTTGCCTATGTTAGCAGCACTGATGGTATAGTACTGCTGGACTCCGGTCTTGCCGTTTAGAGTGAAAGACACTACTTGCCCTAGTTGGGTACCTAGCATGCTTATGTTGCCGTTGTAGAACATGAATGGTTTTTGAGTGCCCTTCTCTATACCAGATTGCTTTCTCTTGACTTCCGTGTTAGCGGTATCCTCAAACAATCTATGAGTGTTGTACCTGTCACCGGGGTTGGTTGACTCCAATCTACCTGTGTCTGTATAGCACAGTGCTGAGTCGAAATTTACAGTCATGCGTAGCGCAGCGTCTGTGTCAGCGTTCAGGGAGAAGTCCTTAACCTTACAACCCCTGAATACACGAGTCAACTGCTTGGAATCCGTAGTACCACCGTCAAATGTACCAGCATTGCTGTCTGTGTCCCTTCTTCTAACGCTAACTTCCATCGCAAATGAGGGGACAGTGGTGCGTGAGAAGAATAGGTGATTGACGGGATTGGACAAGGCACCAGTGGTTTTGTTTCTGTGTGGACTGCCGTTGCTTGAATCAGTCTGGTATCTAGCGAAGTAAACTCTGGCATTGTTGTCATATGCATAGTGAAGAGGGTCGTCCAACCAGACCTTTGCATCACCACCGGACATGCTTATTGCCACTATCCTTCTGACCTCCTCCTTGATTGCTTTGTCAATTATCTGAGTGGCATTGACTGCTGGCCATGCATCCGCTGCTAAGTCTCCACCAACACCAGTGTCTCTGTATGTTTGAACATCGACTCTGTCGACCGTATCACTAGCACCATCGATGAAGATGTAATCGCCTATCTTCAAATCAGCACCACTACCACCATCCGCTGGTATTCTAGGATTGGTACTGCCACTGCTGTCGAAGGTGATGAATGACGTCCCAGCCTCGGTTGCTGCTGCTAGTTGATACGTATCACTAGCATGACCCTGTTGCCTTACACTGTCTGCGTTTACGACTTCCTGCCCTAAGCAGTAGTAAAACCACCTGCCGTTGTGTATGTTGCAATCGAAAGAGCCTCCCACGTTGGTGAACCTACCGGGGACCTGTACTGCCACATCACGACCAAGACCTACCACGTGATACCTCTTGAGGTCAACTTTGGTCTCAGGGAGGGAGACTGTGCTTACCAGTCCAACGAATTGGTCAGTCAAGACACTCTCAGCAGATGCATTAGCAGCATCGGCATGGGCCATGTCAACGTCGATGTTGGGCGTTGCAAATGGTAGGATGGTCATTACATCGTTTGACTCGGAGTCCTTGTCAGCAGCACTATGGTCGGTTTTCAGTGCTGGTGTTATCGTAATCTCAGTCTTACCGTCATTGTCATTGTTAGCATCATTGGCGACTTCCTGCTTGATGATTGTGAACATTCTGCCACTGTTACCGTAATCATCATCCTGTGAGAAGTTGGAACTCCCAGATGCTATTGAGAAGATGACTTTGCTACCGACTAACATGCCATTTGGAAACTCAAGTATACCGCTGTTTACTGGTGTATCTGCAACACCACCGCTAAGAACGATTACACTGGTGTCTTTAACCAAGTCTTGATGTGGTGCATTAGCAGCATTAGCGCCAGTTTCGAAGGAAGCAGTGAACTTGAAGGAACCCGCATAGTTGTGCTCCAAGCGTATTGCAGACTCGTGCCCGAACGTTACTTCGGACAAATCTCCACGATAAACTGTCGACGGCATGGCTTCCTCTCACCTCATGGGATTAACTCTGCAAAGATAACAACTTCTATCTGGAAGGTCATTCTGAAGAGTTTCTTGCTCCTATCTGACAAATCCGTGCGAGTTTTGTACACCAATCTGTCAAAGTTGACACCGTCGCCTTTTCTGTTCAGATGAATGCATCTTCTCAACTCGTTCTCCATCTTTTGAAAATGCGTGCGACTCCTCATGGTTCGCATGTCTACGGTGATGTTTATCCTAGTCGTCACGAAGTCATACAGCAACTCAGGGGTCTCCTCGTTGTGCGCTGTCTCAAAGACGAGTAAGAAGTCAGTCTTATCCAAGTCCAGACGCTTGCCTCTCTCAGGTCCGGTCTCGGCTATATCAATGATAACAGGCTTGTAGTTGTCAGTGTTGCCCCTGCTCCAATTATCGCTGAGCACATCAACCACAGCATCAATGCCCTCTTTGAACGTCGCTACCATGATTAGAACTCCATGAACTCTTTCTTCTTCTTCTCACGGTCATAAGCGTCGTGGTCAGGGAGAATGACGCCTCCCTCGTTTCTTAGTTTATACTCAATTAATATAGGGGATTCAGTCATCATTCTTCGGTTGACCCTATCCTGCAATAGGGCCTCGTCCTCGAACGATAAGTCATCACCATCAAGACCCCTCTCGGTTCTCTCTACAGCCTCCCTGTAGTCAGAGCCCTCTGTTACTGCTTTCTGTATTTCTTGCTGGACATCACCACTGCCTAGTGCAGCATCGAGTGTCTTCTTCCACTCAGCATAGACAAGTCTCTCCATTTCTTTACTCAAAGGAAATCACCTCTATGTATCTAGGTAGAGTCCTATCGATGTCTTGTCTGTATAGTTGTATCTTAGATGACAGGTCAACGTTCTGAGTTCCCTCTGGTATGAGGACGCTTCTGTCATCGCTTAGTAGTAACTCGATGGCGACCATCTTAGTACAAACGTCCTCAATGGCTTTCTCCACGTATCGCTCACCGTAGATGTATGCGACCTTGATTGCGTTCCACTCGAAGAACGGGTATGAGTTGTTGAAGTAGACTATGCCCATCTCATGGTCTACCCAGTAGTCCCTCAGTCTTGCCCTATCACCGCTAGAACTACCACCCTGCAAGTCAACTTGTAGTATGTTTTGTGTTACGGTGAGTCCATTCAAATCGTCTACGGAAGAGCCTATGACAGAAGCGCACCCAGTGAATGTTGTGGCTGTCTTACCTGTGTATCTAATAGCGGTATCACCAACGGATAGAACCCCAGCAGAAACAAATCCAGATGTCGAGTCAACGGTTAAGACAGTCGTTGTAGCATTGCTGACAGTTGCAGTTCTCGTTTGTACTTGGTCTAACTCGATACTGCTGTCTGTAACAACAACGCTACAAGATTCACCTGCTTGAGTAGACCGCATACTAGTGACTTTGACTTGACCACTACCGTAGTCTGCATTGGCCGTGGCTAGGAACTCGTTATGCAAAGCGACGTTGGACGTGCTTCCTTCTAGTGTGAATGCGGGTGCAAACTCAACGGCTGCCTTGCTGACCCTGTCTTCCTTGTTAATTAGGTCAGCAAGATTCTGTGCTGTAGTTATCATGTCGAAATCTGCTCTCCATTGTCCGGTTCCTGTGCCTGTTGTGAGTGTAGCCGCAGTACCATTGCCGGGAGACATAACGATAGAGCCAGACAACGAACGTGGGTCGTCTGGTATCTTGATACGGAACTCAGCAGCACCTATCTCTCTGTAGTCATCACCTTGCCACAGTTCAACTCGTAGCAACTGTTGTACGTTTCTGAATAATAGGGGCGCTGTACCAACGTAATCAGTGTAGTATCGACGCCTGTACGGTTTGTATGTGTCGAAGTTAATGTACTCGGCAGAAACTAAATTAGGCCTCCATGAGTTGTGAGTCGTGTTATCTATTCTATCTTGTGCACGTAGAATGAGTTGCTTTACCTTCTCATGTGTGATGCCTCTGGTGCTTCCGTTTGTGAATGAGGCTTTGTTCTGTACGAATGGATTATCAGCAGTCTGGTAATCAGTGTCGGTTATCGAATCAGCAAAACCAAGTCTGACTCCATTTATGTTTGAAGTTATAGTGGTAATTACCCTTTCCAAACCTAGAGGGTCAGCGTCACTGTATATCAGAATCGTGTCTCCTACTGCGAATCCGATGTTACGAAAGTCAGTTCCAGTAACGAAAACCCCTGTAGTACCAGCGTCCGCCGCCATTGCCACTGCTTCTTGAGGACCTATCTCCAACAAGTCAGCGACTTTCTGTGGTGTGGTGTATGCAAGAGCATCAGGGTCAAGGGGTCTCGTCTCAGGCTCACCGGGACTGAATACTTGTGGCATTAGAGCCTTGCCTCCTCATTTCTAGTTGCTAAATTATATTCCATTGGTCTGCTACAAGAACCACAAGTTTCTCTCCACATAAAATGAAGGAAGCCACAGTGCTTGCACCTTGTACCAGAACCTATGTTAAGTATATCAGCGACGTCTTTGACGCGCTTGTTTTGTTTGCTTACAGTACCCTTCAAAGGATTGGGGTTGTCCCCAACCACTCCATCGTCGTACTTTATGTCCGAACGTACGTTTTGTTTCTGTGCTCTGGATATGTCTTCGATATCAAGTTCTCTCAATTCGAAACCCATTCATACCCCTCACCATCAAACGTATGTCACCAGTATGTAGACATTACCCAAAACCGTAAACGGGTCCGACGCTATCAGGCTGGTAGTGCTTGACGCATCACTCAACGTACCTACAGCAGTTGCTATGGTCGTTGACAGCGTGGACGTGTCACTGAACTCCTTCGGTGAGAAGGGTCCAACGACTTTGTACTTCGGTGTTAGGTTAGCCATTTAGGTCACCGCCTTAACTGCGGTGTCCCATAGCGAACCATGTGCCGTCTTGCCCGTTTACGTTCTGGATAACTAGGGAGGTGCCGTTGATGAGTGCGAACACTCCATCGACTCCTGCTCCAGTTCCAGCAGTTCCGCTTCCCGCAACTGCGTTGCATGCTACTATGTCGGCTAATAGACCAGATAGGTCGATAGTGCCTCCAGCATCGCTTCCGCCATTGGTAAAGGTTCCAGTAACCATTAGCAGGTTACCCATTGTGTGTGGTCGTGTATCAATTGTACTTTCAAATGCCATTTATTTATTCCTCCTTTATTATTTCCTCGACTGGTTCTTCGACGATTTCTTCTACTGGGGCCTCTTCTACTACGGCCTCCGGTACGACTACGGGGGCAGGTGGGTTAAGGACCTTGTCAACCAGACCCAATAGTTTGGTCTTAGTTTTGTATCCTCCACCCACGCTGCTTCCGTTATCTTCAAGCCATTTGATGATATTGGCTCTTGTCCAACCATCATCTGGCAATCCGTCTCCATTCGAGTCAATGTGGACTCCTTCGTCTCCCTCAATCAGAAACACTGCGTCACTGATTTTCCTACGGAATTCGTCTAGCCATTCCTGACTGACTTCCCTTTTCTGTCCACGAATGAATGCCGGGACCTTTGGGTCCGGGCTCTTCCTCTCGTAGTAGGGTCCTTTGTAGGTCATGTGGGGCACGAAAGACCACCTCAGACTACCACTAGCAGTAATTCTGCTCCAGTCGTGTCGTTAGTAGTACCGTCAGTTGTTGCCTCTATGTCGAAGGTCAGTACAAGGTCGCTGGTTTTTACCACTGCAAAGTTAGCAGTTGCGTCCGCGTGCTGTCCTACTACTGTTAGGATTTTGCTGCAAGAGCCGCTTAGGGTAAGAGTCTCGCCTTCTGCTAGAGCGCTGTTCATTGTCACAGCGACTAGCCTTGGGCTTCTTCTGTCTACTACCTGTGTGTTAGTTGCTTGGAAACCGTCTAGGTTACCGGGGTAACCAGCAGTTGCCTGTCCGTCGAGCCATAGTGTCTCGCTTTCGTCATTGCCAGCCCATAGACCAAGGTCTAGGTTGACCGTGGTGGTAGCGCTGCCGCTTGTTGTGTATGTTATTCCTCTGTGTGTTGTTGCTGCCATATCATTTCACCTCTTTATTATCTCCTCTGCAACCTCACTTTAGGTCACGAATACTCCCTTGTGCGCCGAAGAAAGTGGTCCATATCTCACCCATGGTTCGGTATAGTCCCTCTTGACCCAATCTGTTGATTGCGAATGGGTCGCCAGTCTCGATTCCGCTCTCGAAGTACTGCGTTGGTATTGCAGTGCTAAAGTAGAGGTAGTCTGTATCTAGGTAGTAAATCTTGGATAGGTTTCCGTCGTCATCCATGTCCTTGGTTGGGATGATTGGTACACCGTTGTAGGTTGCGACGATGAATCCGGCTTCCATACCGGGAACACCTTTCACACCGTTGTAGGTTGGTGTAACTCTCTTCTCTTCCATGAACCTCTGCTGGGACTGTAGTAGTTGCTGTAGTCTCATTAGAGTGTCGTATCCAGTTAGCATGACCTTGGGGTTTCCACCACGCTCCCAGATTTGCTGGAACAATGTGTCCAGTTGGTCTAGGGATAGCGTTCGGTCAGTACCACCGCTGTCACAGTTGACTTCTGCGTCAGACCATGAGTTAGCGGACCTGTCGATGCTGTATAGGTCCATATCTGCGTCTGCGCTCACGTGAGTTGTACCGCCTCCCATTGCTGAGTGGCTTGCAGTAACTCGGTCTAGTGACTCGAAGTTGTTTGCTGCTGGTGTGTCGACGTCTGTTAGAAGCATCTTGTTGACCATCTCTGCGTGGTGCTTACCCATCTCTTCCTTTAGGACTGCTCGGATGTCTCCCAATCCGTCGTCCCTGTCTGCTAGGAAGATAGCTGTCTCAGACATATCGAACGTGTGTGCGATAGTCTTTGGCTTTGCAGCGATGTGCTGGAAGGTAGGCTTCACAGTGTCTGGTAGTATTGCATTCTCAGCTACACCACCGTGGACTACACCTGCGTTAGGCTTGTCTGTGATAACTCTCCAACCACTCCTGTCCCAAGGTCTCTTGGGTAGGATGCTGAAAGCGTTGAACTCTTGGTTTAGTTGCGACCAGACCTTGCGACCGTAGATTGCTTGGTATGTACCAGCAGTCGTGGACAGCATAGGACTGTCAGCCTTGAGCAACTCGCTACCGGAGTAGGAGTAACCCATTGCGTTTCCGGCGCCATAGTAATAGCGCTCCATGTCAGTTATTGTTCGTACGTAATCTCTTGCCATATTTCTTCACCTCTTATTTACTCCGGGTTGAATGCCCTTGTAGCCAGATTGTGGACTTCACTCCATGACATTCTGGCTAGGTCTTCTGTTGAAGGCACGCTGACTGTTGGCTCTGCTGACTTCTGAATGGTTTCACCCACTGCTGGTGCAACGCCTGCCTCGATTCTCTCGGTCAGTGCTTCAATTGATTTCTGTAGGTCTGCTAGAGGACCGCGTGCATCGTATGCTGCTGCCTCGGCTTTTGCGATTTCCTCTTGGCGCTCGTTTGAGTAGCGACTTGCAAAGTGGCTCTCAAGGCTTCCTCGGAACTCCTGCTCTAGTGCAGCAGCCTTGTAGACTTCGTATGCGGCCTCTACATCTGCGTCACTAACAAGTGCTGGGTCTAGATAGTCAGATTTCTTGACTTCTTTCTTACCACCGCTACCGGTTGTTCTGGAAATAGCGTTAGTAGAGGGAGCACCGTTTTCTTGTGCTCGGCCTTTTACTTGACCACCGAAGTAGTCAGCACCGTCTCCAATAGACTCTGGTGTGGAACCCAAGTTAGCTTTGGCGAGGTCATCGAAATGGGCTCTTGCGCCATCGATGTCGACTCCACCGCTCTTTAGGGTGTCTTCCATCCAGTTGAGGTAATCTGAAGTAATGACATCGGAAAACTCTTCAGACTTTTTCTTGTCTTCTTTGTCCTCTTCTTTCTTGTCTTCGCCCTTCATGTAGGCTTTCTCTTTGTCATCCTTATCCTCGTCTTTGCTGTCTTTCTTGCTTTCCATGTGTTCTTTCAGACCTTCGGGCATACCCTTCTCCATGGAGTCGAGTCTTCCTTCTAGACGAGAGAGCACATCGCTCATCTGTTTCATCATGTCGTCATTTTCTTCTGTCATGTTTATGTCTCCTTTATCTTCTTTTAATATGCTAAAAGTTGCTTCTGGGTTTATTCCTTTTTCACAAATAGTGATTTCGTGTAGTTCAAGTTTACTGATTTCTTGGTAGTCGCCCCTTTTTGGGTCCGATTTCCTCATTCGCTTGAATGCTTGGCCTCCGATGCTGAATCCCCTTAGACTTCCCTTGCGTATTTCCGCTGAGACTTCCTTGGCCTTCTCGATGTCACTTCTGAGTTGTACTACAACAAACATCCCGACATCGTCGACTTCGCTTTTCCATAACCTCCCTTCACTATCTGTGTAATTTGGAACAACTTCTCCGACTTGTATATTTGAGTGCGCTAGTTGGACGTTTCTGTACTTCGGGTCTTCCATGAACTTCTGAAATGCGTCCTTCAATGCCCCCCTTGTGATTATATCGCCCTGCTTGTCAACCAACTCGACACTGGCGTAACCAGCGACAATGAGGTCTCTTCCACCCTTGAGGAGGGAAATCGACTCATCTCTTCTGAGTAGTTGCTCACTTAGGACCACTGACCTTGCGTTGGTTTGTCATACTACTTATACCGCTCGCAGTACTAACTGCAAGGTTTCATGCATCTAAATCGTTGTACTGCTCTTCCTTTTCCTTCTTTTCTTTAGGCTTCTTAGGATAGTCGGATGGCTTTTCTGGGTCTTCTTCAGGTCTTTCCTTCATGTCCCAGTCGGGTATGGCGTGCTCAGAAGTTAGACTAGTTGGTCCTCTAGGACTAGCTATATCAGAACCAACGTCTATTCCCAACGCCCTACCGCCACTCATAGGATAATGACCACTGCCTGCTTTTTCCAAAGCCTCCAATGCTTTCTCCATTATCAGCAAGGCCTTCAGGGTGTCTTTTGGTTTCAACAGAATGTTCTTGTCCTTCTTGGGTTTGAGTAGACCACCGCTCTGATGCTCTATTCTCTTAGCGCGTTCTTCGGTCATACCGTCTTTTGCATTGTTCTCATCCCAATCTGCTCTATCTGCGTTAGTGCTAAGATAATCAAATTCTTTTTTCTCTTTCAACAATTCATTGAAACCTTGTCGCCAATAAGGTTCTAGACTGTTAGCGAGTCTTAGAGAATAATCCGACTTGGTTATACTACCTATAGCCGCCATTGGATTTACAGGCTCGTTATCGACTATCTCGTACTTGACTAAATCCTCTGGTAAATGTATTACAAAGTGACCTCTATCGATTTCCATAGCAAAGGGAATGTGTATGTTCTCTACCGCCTTTGCAAGCAAAACCCACTTTGGATGCCTCTCCTCTCCTTTCATATACGTAGACTTAGCATCCCTCAAGAGTAATTTTTGCCCATCACCGCCGAGGTCCTTGATAGCATCCTCGAAACCAACCTCATCAGTAACACGTATGGATTCGGGGCTAGGGACATGAACAGGCTCATGACTTTCGAACTGTCCCCTCAGTAACTTAACTCGCTCTCTAGTAGTAAGGTCAGTGACATCCGTCTCCTCGTACAGCATTATGTCGTTTATGTGCAAATCATCACCGACTATGGTGCAATCAATGACATAATCCCTCTCACAGACCTTCCTGAGTGATGCTCTTATCTCATCATCGACGCCGACTTTCTCGCCATCCTCGTCAGTGATGTCTATTCTTTTTCCCTTTCTCTTCACTTTCACTCTCTTACCATCGTGATACTTCGATATGACCCACTCGCCAGTAAAGCCCCGTAGTTGCTCCATATCCTCAATCTCAAATATTCTGTGAAGCGGGTCAATGAGTGGCAGTTCCTTAGGAAGTTCCGCTTTCAACATTTTTCCAACCTGATAGAAATCATCAACCGGTGCCTCACCGGTATTCTGGTTTATTCTCATTTGGTTGTTCTGCAAAGCAGAGAGTTGTGATAAACCGGGACTGGAAAGCAGTTCATCGACATACTCTGGAGTGTCTTGGAACAGAGCCCGTATCCAAGGCTCGCTGACTGAGTTTAACAATTGCTCATTCGGCATGTTGGCACCAACCACAGGAGTATTTTGTGAACCCATAAACTCGTGACCGATGGTCGGTGACATGGGATATCCGTAGTCCATTCTGCCTGAGTTGAAAGCCGGGACCACTGTGTTGCCCTCTAGACTGGATACTGGTCTTATCGGTACGGTCATCTTACCATGGACTGGTTTTGTTACACCACCAGCACTGGCATCCTCTAGAGGACCGGATTGTCCCTCGTCAAATGTGTAAATGCCGTTTGACATTGCTTGGTAATATGCTTTCATTCTTTTCGATGAGGCCTGAATGGGAAAAGCACCTCGGCTTGATTTACCTCTAGGAGGCAATGGATGGGGGTGAACTTCTAAACCGTATGCGGTTAAATCACCTCTTTCTCTAAATTTTGGACTTCCTAAACGAGTAAGCGCACTCATCGCCCCATACTCGGGATTTG